TGGCTCATCAGTTTTAGGTATTGTCTAAAACCCCCATTATTAGGTATTGCAAGAATAAGAAAAAAGCCGTATCTTTGCACCCGTAAACGTGAATAGATGAACCGTAGGAGTATGGTAATTGTTTGAAACTATTAGTTTGTTTGAAATATAACTTTTAGATAGAATATATTAATAAAACGAATCTTGTTCGCTAATAGAAATAATTCATAATGTTTTTGTATTAAAGGAAAAAGCTTATCCGAGAGGATAGGCTTTTCTGTTGTTATACAGATAGTTAAGTGTGCATTGGTGCTGGTGCTGAAAATTTCTAGCACCAAAATAGCACCATTTTTTTTGCTAGCACCAAAAAGAAAAATAACAAATTGTTGTTCAGAAGTTTAGCCTAGCTTTTATTCACTATTATTTTTATAGTCTTTTAACAAATAGCCAACTGTATAATACGTGTATTTCAAATGTATAATAAAGTGTAGTTTTGCTCGTTTTTTCACAAAACTTCACATTTGGTTGTTCAAAAAAAAGTTTGTATCTTTGCACCAGTCAAACGTAGCGGAATGACAAATGAAAGAAGACCTCCTTTCCGGCGAAAGCCGACAAGATATGGAATCCCTGAGTTCTAGACCGCTACCTAGGCTTGGGGATTCTCCTTTTTTATCCCTGAGTTTTTTGGCAAGACATACGAGGTTCAATCCGTGCAGTCCTCTTCGGGGTTATCGACCGATATATAAAACTGCTCAGTCTAGTAGAATATATCCATTTAGGTAAAACCTGCGCTGTTCGATCCATTAACAACAGGTGCCCATCTGTCGCAAGACACTACCCCTATATGGATGAATCAAACAAAGTGGGTAACTTTGTTCTATGTAGGCTTTGGTAGGGAATAATCTACTGCTTATAGTAGTTGATAATTAAATAAAGATTTTCCTTGCTGCTGCCCTCTCCCTATGGGGATGGGTAAAGAATGGATAGTATATATAGTTGAACTAGTAAAATTTTGGCTTATGGAATTGAATGAATTGATTAAAAGTGCCCTAAGTGATGCCAAGTGGTTAATTGCTAAGGGTGGCACGGATAGGGAAGAAGTCTTGAATCGTGTGCTGGGTAATATTGATGATGCCTTGAAGGAACTGGATGGGGCTGACCTCATTGACCTCAACAAGGTATGGCATCAGGCGAAGGATGTTATGCCGCCAAGAATTTATGGTGGCAATCATGCAGACTTGCTGTGTGTGCATCAGTTCAAGCCTAATTCTCATCCTCATCTTACTCACGAAGAGAACTGCCCTGAGTTTGAGGAGTATCTTAAAGCGAGTCCGAATGATTGGTGGTGTAGAACTGGTGATTTGTTGAAGAAGGAACATCGTGAACTTTATTGGAGATAGATATATTAATTAAAATTTAAGATTATGAGTGAATTATATTGGTTAGGTGTTTTGGGTAACTTGAATGAATTATGTGGGGTTACTGTAGTTCTTTGCTTTTTTGTTTTTGCTGCTTTAGGTATATGGGCATTTATGTGCATTGATGATTTTGAAGAGCCATCTCCTTTTATTAAAAAAGTATTGAAGGGTTCTCTTTTCGCTATTGTGTTTGCGATATTTGGGTGTATATTTATTCCTTCACAAAAGAATCTCCTTATCATCTATGGGGTAGGCGGTACTATTGACTATCTCAAAGAAAACAAGGATGCTAATAAGATTCCTGATAAGTGCATTAAGGCTCTTGATAAGTATCTTGATGATGCGTTGACGGAAGATAAAGATAAGGAGTAACTATGGTATCAGAATCAGCTAGATATTATCAGACTCATCCGGCAGCAAGGGAGCGCAAGAGGAAATATGATACACGCTTTGAATCTTCACCTACACAGAAGGCTAAGCGTAGGGAGTTGGCTCGGCATAATGCCGAACACGACAAGAAGTATGGCTCAGCATCCCGAAGGGGAATGGACGCTTCACATACCAAGTCAGGAATTAGATATAAACCTTCATCGGTGAATCGTGGTTCCAAGACGGATATGGCTGGGGATAGAAGAGCTAGGGGTGGTCGCTGATAGTGATTGCCGTAACATACGGAAAAAATAAGAGGGAGTGCTCACGCATTCCCTCTTCCGTTATCAACAATCTATTAACCTTAAATAAAAACCTTTATCCTATGAACTTTAATTTCAAATCAATAAGATCAAATGAACAAAATATTTCTAAGAACCCATTAACCTTCCTCCTCAGACATCTGCTTCAACTTCTCTGTAAGCGCATTTGCAATCTCACGCTTATCTTCGAGAGTGACGGTCTGCAGCTTCGGACAATTAAACTCCAGCATCTTGATGAAGGTGCTGACCTTATCCTTCGGCTCGCATTTGTACCATGCAGCCATAAAATCATCCCAAGCATCTCTAGTGAAGTCGGCACACAGCTCACGAAACTCCTTCTTGATAGGAGACTCGTAACCTTTCTGCTTACCGCCGGATTTCGCCCGACCTTTCTCGAACTGACCTTTTGAATTTCTGTCTGTAGCCATATCCTTCACTAAATATGATGCAAAGGTACACACAATCCTGCACATAGAAATCTTATCTATTAACTTTTTGCTGCTAAGTTAATGGATAAGATGCTTATATAATAAGGTATAGTTATCTTTGCTGCAGTTTAAACGTTTAAAATAAATTTTTATGTTAGGATCATTAATCGGTGCAGGACTCGGTGTTGCAAGTAGTATCTTTGGTGGCATTTCTGCCAGAAAGGCAAGACGAAAGCAGGAGCGGATGCTTGCACAGCAGGAACAGGAAAATCAGGCATGGTATGATAGGAAGTACAATGAAGACCCTACCAAACGTGCTGATACCGTAAGATTGCTCACTCAGATGCAGGAGCAGATCAAGAACAGAAACAAGGCTGCTAAGGGCAGACAGGCGGTGATGGGTGGTACAGAAGACTCTACAACAGCAGTTAAGGAAGCGAACAACAAGACTCTTGCAGATACCACCTCACAGATTGTGGCTGCAAATGAGGCTCGCAAGGATGCCATAGAAGGTCAGTATCAGGCGAGAAAGGATGCTATTCAGAACAAGAGGATGGGGCTGGAAGCTGAGAAGGCTGCTGGTACTGCTAATGTGGCTGCTGGTGTTGCCGGAACTGCTGCTAATATCGCTGCTACCATTGATGGTGGATTGGGCAATAGCAAGGTTGCCAGACCTAGTGTTTCATCGCCTACACAAGCTGATATGGATAAGCTCGATGCCAAGGTTGGTGCGGCTCCTAGCCAGCAGCAAGTGGCGAGTGATTTGAACGATATGATAGGTGATAATGCACCTAAAAAGGTAAACGTATAGCTTATGGGATTGGCAGATTATTTACGAACGAACAATGGCTTGAAGACTACACAGAGTGTACTCAACAAGCAGCAGAGTGGTGTGGATGCTGCTCAGAAGGCATCTCCTGAACAGATCAATATTAACACCGCACAAGCTATGCCCCATGGCAAGGAGGAGCAGCTAACTCCTCCAAAGGATGCACATGAGCAAGCGGTGAGAATGAACCAGCAGACTGCCGAGGGCATGCTGAACGGATCTATCCCTATCGTGAAGAAGGAAGAGCCGAAGACGGAACCCAAGCAGGAGCCGGAAAAGAAGCAGTTGACCTATGCGGAAATGTATAAGATGCTGAATCCTGCTGATAGTGAATCTCCTGAGCAGAGAGCACAGAGAGAGAAGAACGAGAAGCGGAAAGCTCGTATTGCTGCGCTGGGGGATGGTCTTCGGGCACTCGCCAATATATACTTCGCCAGCAAGGGAGCCAAGGTGGTACACAATCCTGAGTCGGATATGACTGCTACCATCAACAAGCGCAAGGCTTATATGGATGCACAGCGTGAGAAGAATCGGGCGGCTTGGCAGACTGGCTATCAGAGGGCATTGGCTCTTGATGAGGAAGCGAGAAAGAATAACCTGACTCTCGCTGAGCAGATGAGGTATCACGATATTATTGCTAAGAACAATGATAGCAAGAATGATCTGAGCCAGCAGAGAATTGATCAGGGCAACAGAAGACTTGATTTGTCGAAGATGAAATATGATACTGATGCTGATTACAAGAAGTCTATCTTGGCTATCAAGAAGGCTCTGGCTGATGGTCAGATTTCCCACTGGCAAGCACAAGAGGCTATTCAGCGTATTCGTGCCAATAGGTCGGGTAGTGGTGGTTCCCGAAAAGGTTCCTATTCGGGAGAGGTTGATGAGTATATGGATTTGATGGACAAAGACCCTGAGGGTATGGCTGAGGCTGCTAGGGAAGTCAGAAAGATGGGGTACTCCCCTAAGACTGCTGCTGGAAAGAAGGCTCAGAAGATTGCCTATCAGCGTAAGCATGGAAAGTCTAAGCAGAATCATACATCATCAACCAATGGTGGCAAGAAGAAGACTGGAGTAAAATGGTAACAAGATTGGTAACAAACTAATATATATATTATGGCAGAAAGACCATTATACACTTTATACAAGAATCTGAAAGCACAGAACTATGATGTGCCGGACGATTACAATAAGTTTGAGAGTGCCCTGACTAGAGACGGAAAGGGTGGAGCTGATAACAGACACGCTATCTATGAGAACTTGAAGGCTCAAAACTTCGATGTTCCTAATACCTATGAGCGTTTCTACTCGGCACTTTTTGAACCAACAAGCAAGACTTCATCAAGAGCGAAGGGTGGCAGCGTTCCTATGAATGCTGCTGATCGTGCTCGTTTCTCGGCTGGGGCAGCAGCTATCTCGGCAAGTGCTCAGCACACGATGAATAATGCTGGCAGATACAACAGACTGAAACAACGCAAGCAGAAACAGCAGAAGGATTTCGGTCGGGTGAACTTGGGTACACATCAGACTCCTTATGGTGGTGATGCAAACAATGTGGTGAAGGATGATTTCGCTTACAATCCTGAGACTGGCAAGGCTGGGGCATACGTATCATCTGACAACGAGAATGTTTATTCTCAGCCTGAAGCCGAGCAGAAACAAGCTGTACTTGACCAGCAGAACAATGCCTATCAGGAAGCAGTAGATACTGGTGAGATTCCATCTGTCTTCGATGTTCGTGACAAGAACGGAATCTATGACTTGCAGGAGAACATCAACAAGAATGGAACCTACCTTACTGAGGAAGGTGCTCAAAAGCAGTTTGATAAGAAGCTTGCTGATGCCTATGCCCGAAAGAAGGAGATTGAAGCTCTTATCGCTGAGGATCATCGTCAACACGGAAATCCTCTGCTCTCTTATGGTGCTAGTATCGGTGCAAGTAACGGAAGAACTGCAGAACAGAGTGACTATAGCAACAAACTGGCAACATCCCTTGCTCTGGTTAAGCAGCAGATTGGTGCGCTTGAAGCGGTGAAACAATACCCTACCAGTAGCTGGGGTGAGGATGCCTTTAAGGCTCTCGACAATACTGCATTCACGGCTAAGACTTGGGATTTCGGTCTGGCTGACTTTGCAACTATGGGTCAGATGGAACGTATCAAGACAAAGATGGACAACAACCTTCCACTCTCCGGCTCCGATAAGATGCTCTTGAAGAGTAAGCTGGGTGCGGATGCTGCTGCGGCTCTTGAAGACGAGAAGATGGGCAACATCTATCGCTGGACAAAGATTGCCGGACAGTCTCTCCCATTTATGGCAGACTTCTTCCTGACTGGCGGCTATGGTGGTGTTACTAAGGCTATCAGCCGAGGAGCCTTGAAGTTCGCTGCTAAGCGTGGCATGGGCAAGGTGAGTGCTGCCATCTTGAAGAATACTGGTATCGTGGCTGGCGATGTTATCGGCTCGTATGCCATGGCAGGATCAGAACAGGCGATGAAGACTGGTGCAGACATTATGCAGCGACATCTGGGTAGTCTTTATCAGGATGAGAAGGGTGACTATAAGTTTGGCACATTCGATGAGAACGGAAATCTCCTGCATGAGGGTGGCGAGTCTATGGGTACTGCTCTCTATAAGGGGCTGACCTCTGCTATGGTGGAGAACTATACTGAGAAGCTCTTCGGTCATAGCTATGGTATCAAGAAGGGTGCAATCAACTTCATGGAAAAACATGGTATGAATGCTTCTGCTGAGTTCTTCAAGAATATCGGCAAGAGTGGATGGTACACCAATTCCAAGAAGTGGATGGAGAAGTTCGGTATCAATGGCTTCGGTGAAGAAGTGATGGAGGAAGAGATTGGCATTCCTCTTCATGCTCTATTGGATGGAGATAATAAATTCTCTGACCTCCTTGATGCTAAACAGCAACTTGATATCATCGGTGGTATGGCTCTATCTGTCGGCTCTATGTATGCGATGGGTGCTGGCTCCCGACCAGTCAAAGGTGTGTACAATCGTGCTCAGTACTACCGATTCCGTAACAAGGTGAACGTGGCTGATAGTGATGCTCAGAACCTGATTGGCGATAAGTGGGCAGACATCAAGGATAAGATTGATAATGCAACCAACGAGCAGATGGGTAGTGTGATGGCTGATATTCTCAGACAGAGAGACACCATGAGCAAGGATCAGATTAATGCTGCCATCAACTATGGTATCAACCTGATGAAGATGCGTGGCTACAATGTTGCCAAGACTGCCGAAATGAATGCTAGAGAGATTACCAACGAGCCAACAACTCCTGAGGAGCAGCATCAAGAGGATATTGATAATGCTTACTCTGAGGGTCACGATGCTGATGATGCAGACAAACACGACATTCAGTTGGAGCATGAAGACCAGATGAAGACTCTTGCCGGATTGCTGAATATCTCCGAGCAGCAGTTGTCAGCTATGAATGATGATGAGCTTCAATCCCTGACTGGGCAGAACGACAAGCTCGACCAAGCTATCTATGACTACCAGTTGTCTTCTGCTCGTTACCAAGGTGTGACAGATGATGCTCAGGATAAGATTGATATGGCGGCTAATCAGGCAGCTCAGCGTGTTGATATGTACACAGACAAGAGCCGCGGCTCCGTCCGTAACGCTACGGTCAAAGCTAGTGGTGGTGCGGAAGATTATGGTGTGTACATTATCTCCGGCAATATTGCCACCAACGAAGATGGCTCTATCAATGTAGCAGATAGCGATGATATGATTCTCTTCTATGATCCTACGACAAATTCTGTTGAACATGCTGATGCTCTGAGATTCGCTGAACTGGGTGATGAAGTTCCTGCCGATGATGTGAAGGCTCAGGCGGTAGCTGATGCAAAGGAGAAGGCTATCAAGGAAGTGGCTGGCATTGTTGACGGAACCGTAGAGGTTGGTTCCCAGTTTTCTGTTACTGATGCAGATGGTACTGAACATACCTATGAGGTGTTGGCTGACTATGGTGATGGTACTGCTGCAATCTCTATTGATGGTAACGTGGTAGAGAATCCATATTCGCTTGAAGACTTGCAGCAGTTGAAAGACTTGGAGGATCAGAAGAGACTGGAAGCTGCCAAGGCTAAGCGTGAGCAGATGGAAAAGGAACGTGCTGCCCAACAGACTGAGCAGACTCAGGAGACAGAGCAGCCGGAAGAGACTCAGCCTTCTCTTGACTTCAATCAGATTCTCAATGATAATGGTAACGTGGTGCTCGTTGATGTATTGGATAAGGATGGCAACACTAAATATCCTGACTCTAAGTTGTTCCTTATTCGTGATACTGGTGCTAAGGCTAAGGTCGTTGAAATGAAGAGTGATGGCACATTCGTTCCTCATGCAGTGAGCAAAAAGAATGTGGCTACAATCTCTTCTATGTCTCTTGATGAGTACAAGCAAGCGATGGCAGAAACCTCAATGATAGAGGAGAATAGTGGTGCGATAGAGGGCGATAGAGGTGGAATAGAGGTGAATGATGAACTCCCACCAGTTCCTGATAATGTGACAATCAATGGTGATGGAACTTACTCTGTTGATGGTGCTGTGCAGGGTGGAGAAAATACTACTGCTCCTGCTGAACAGACAGAACAGACTCCTGCTATGACTCTCGAAGATGGAACCATCGTGCCTATGCTGGAGGATGGCAATCCTGATTTCTCGAAGTTGACTGCTGATCAGACTGCTGAGTTGTATGACTCACAGTTTGGTGAGGATGCTGATAGCGTAATCAGTGGATGGGTATCTGATGCCAAGAAGGCACTCGACAAGGCGAACAATATGACCGTGAAGGGTAAGAACTTCGTGGAACAGAAGGCGGCAAAGGAAGCCAAGGAGAAGGCGATTGCTGATGCTCAGACTGCCTATGACTCTGCTATTGCTATCCGTGATGCCTATAACAGCAGACAACTTGCCAAGGTCGAAGATACTGCTGAGGGTAGAAAGGAACTCATAGAAAAGGCAAGAAGAAAGCTCGCTCGCTTGAAGAGTGCGGTGAAGGATGATGCTGAGGCTGTATCTCAGCTATACAAAGATGTTGTCGGCTCTCTCCTGCATCGTCTGTATGATGGCACTGGCATTGATGTGACTGATAATATTCCGCTTACTGCTGAGGAGTATGTGGCTAGCAACCTCGGTGCTCACTCTCTCAACTATGAGGGAACAGAGACAAGCAAGGGTGTTAAGCAGGAAACTGGATTGAGCAGAGAAGACTTTGCCAAGACTCAGCTCCTCGCTGCTGATGGCAAGGGAACTACCATTGATGATCTCGTACATAGTCTGTGGGAGAATCGTCCATCCAACCTTGAATCTCTCGATACTCAGGATATTCGCAATGCCCTTATTGGGGTGCTCACTAGCGGTTTCAAGGCTTCGGAAGCTAGAAACTATATTGAGAATCTCCGTATCGCTCAGGCTGAGAATATTCTTGAAGAGCAGAAGAAGGCGGCTGACAACGCTGTGTTCGCTGAGGAGCAGAAGGCTCCGGCAGAGGAACAGACTGAAACGACTCCTGAATCTGAGGAGAAGACAGAGGAAAATAACTCTGATGAGATTAATGATGAGGAGAATGAGCAGACAAATGCTCCTGAGCAGAATAAGTTCCCTGACAAACTAAGGGAGGGTAGCAAGGCTATTGAGGTTCCTGAGGATGCAACGGATGAGAATCCGCTTGGTGCTCAGCGTGACCAGACTGACCTTCCTTTCTCTGCAAAGGAGAATGGCAAGCAACAGACAACTGCCGAGCGTGCTGCTGATGTAGAGAAGAATAAGGTGGATGATATGAAGGTCGTTGACAACATCGTTGGAGAGAAGACTCGCAAGGCTTTCGAGAGACTGGCTAAGATGATGGGTGCTAACATTCAGTGGCAGTACTCAGACAAGTTGGGCAACGGATGGATTCAAGAGACCAAGGATGCTGATGGCAACGTGCATCGTACCATCTTCATCACCCTTGACTCTTCTATCACGGAAGGTGCTCAGTTTATCTTCGGTCACGAAATGACTCACCAAATCAAGAGCCTGAACCCTGCTGCTTACAATGAGTTGACTCAGCTTGTGCTTGATACCTATGGCTCTGATGCCTTCGACAAGGCGATAGACGAGACGATGAAGCGATATTCCGATGCCGGATTCTCTGGACGTGCTAGAGATTACTATGCTGAGGAGGTGGTGGCTGATGCGGTAGGCGAAATGATTCATGACCTCAACTTGGCTCACACTCTCGCTATGAAGATGTCTCATCCTCTGCTCGCTGCTATCCATGAGATATTGCAGAAGATTAAGATGGCATTCTATGGCACTGAGTATAGCGATGTAACCAAGAACATCATCCGCTCCATTGAACAAGCCTATGTGAAGACTGCCAATGGTGAGGTGAAAAACTCTGAGACTGGTGAAGATGTTTCATTCTCTCTCCGTCAGAAGCCTGAACCTAAGAAGAAGGGTATCGGCTACAAGGTGTTCGTATTGAAGGATGGCAAACTCTATCCACCAATGGTAGCGAACCCTGATGGTGCTGCCACTCCAGTTGGTGTGTGGCTCGATGCTGATGCTGCTCCTATTGCTGGAGAAAGCAAGACTGGCAGACCTCAGGTTAAGCAGGGCGGCAAGGGAACACAAGGCGGTAGCGGTAAGTTAGCCTATAGACCAGGCTGGCATCTTGGTGTTGTGCCTTATGCTATCCAGTTCAACCGCAAGGATGCTGAGGGAAACAAGACTCTCTTCCCTAAGAACTTTGTCTTCGCTGAGGTGGAGTATGCTGCTGATGTAGATTATCAGGAGGAAGCTCGCCAAGAGGGTATCAATCCATCGGGCAAGTATCAGCATTCACTCGCTGGCTTGAAACATCTGCCTACTGATGGCTATTATATGTATCGTACCAACCCGAACCCTGAGACTGACCCTTGGGTAATTACTGGTGCGATGAAGGTGAATCGTATCTTGACAAGAGCGGAACAAGCTGAACTTGTGAAGAATGCTGGTCGTGAACCTCAGCAGATTCAGGAGGGCGATATTGTTACTGATGATGTTGTGAACAGCATCAATCAGGAGATAGCTGATGCTCCTAAGTTCTCGTTGAAGGTGTATCATGGTAGCGGTGCTGACTTCACAGAGTTTGACTTCAACCACATGGGTGAGGGTGCTGGCTCCCAAGTATTCGGTTGGGGTGGATATGTTACATCTTCCAAGAAGATAGGAAAGAATTATGCTACTCTGATGGACAATGATCCTTCTAGGGCATATTTTCGCATTCAGCGTTCTAATGGTACAAGGTTCGCCAAGAAATATCCTACTCTAGAATCATTCCTACATGGTGATAAGCAAATAGCCATGAATGACAAGTTCACAGAGCAGGAAAAGATTGACTTCTACAATGAAATGAAGAAGTTGGCTGAGCCATACCACAATCTCTATGAGGTGGATATACCTGATGATAATGGCAGCAACTATATGGATTGGGATAAGCCTTTGAGTAAAAATCAGCAGGATGCCATTCGTGAAGGGTTGGAGCATCTTGGTGTAGGTACTAAGACGTTAGAAAGCAAAGGTCAGTCTTTAGAGAGAACTGGCGAAAATGTTTACAATAGTACTCTGTATATTGGGTTAACTGGAACAGAGTATGATTTGCCTGAAAGAACTAAAGGAATAAGCAAGTTCCTATCTTCTGTTGGCTTTACTGGTATTAAGTACAAGGCTGGACGTAACTTCGGTGGTGCTAAAAAGGGCGATACCAACTATGTTATCTTTAAGCCAGAGGATATGAAGATTACAAGTCATACCAAGTTCTCTCTCCGTTTGAAGTCTGCTATTGAGGAAACAGAAACCAACCCATCTGATGCACAGAAGGAGAGTGGTAACTATAAGAAGGGACACATCAAGTTCGGTGGCTACGATTACACTATAGAAAATCCAAAGGGTTCAACTCGCTCAGGCAAGGATGCCGATGGTAAAGAATGGAAAGTTACCATGCACGATACCTATGGCTATATCCGTGGCAAGTTTGGCAAGGATGGTGACCATTTGGATATGTTTATCAATGACAAAGCAGACCTTGATAATTGGAATGGTGATGTGTTTGTCGTTGATCAAGTGAATCCTGATGGCTCGTTTGATGAGCATAAGGTAATGTATGGCTATGACTCCATGGATGATGCCAAAAAGGCTTATCTCGCCAACTATAGCGATGGTTGGCAAGGTCTTGGAAATATTACTGGAGCAAGTAAGGATGAGTTCGACAAGTGGCTTGATACGAGCAACCGTAAGCTAAAGCCATTCGCAGACTATGCTAAGGTAAAGTTCTCGCAAGCGCAGTCTGTAGAAGTTAATAACAATCCTATGCTTAGTGCAATACATACGCTCTATACTAAAGGTAAGGATTTTGCTTCAAAGCTATTTAACATGAAGTATTTTGATGTTGTAAAGACACCTGACTTCATGAAGAAATATGGTTTGACTGGCGATAAGTTTACTGTTCGATATGGTGTCATGTCTCGTCATTTCGGTAAGGATGGCTCACATAACTTTACGGAAGAAGAATGGAGACAATTACCTGATGCTATTAAGAGTCCTTTTGCAATCTCTAAATTGACAGATAAAAAGGATGGTTATCGCTTATATACAACATTGAAAACCGAAAAAGGAGAATATGTAGTAGTTGGTGCTGACGTTAAAAATGCAGGAAGGAATCTTGAAGTAAACTCTATAGCTACAATCTTTGGAAGACGAAATAATGCCAACTTACCGATGAACGAAGAGGTTATTTATAAGAGTGAAAAAATAACCCCCGAACAGATGGCACTTCTCAGTCAGCCCAATTCTGACCAATATCCATTTAATCAGGAGTTATCTGCTGCAAAGATAGACAATTCTTCTGAAACTACCAAGGAAAATGGCGAAAAAGTTGATAGTGAGGGCATAAAATTCTCGTTGAAGGATGAGAAGATTAAGAGTATTGCTGAAAAGTTTGGGGTAAATGAGGATGATGTTGCTATGTATGCGAATGCAGTTGAACGAGGTTCTACTGCTGATGCAGCACGTGCCAGAGCAAACATCAAACGATATTTATTGCAGGCAAATGAAGACAAGATTTCCTCATTTAAGGATATTATTAAGTACACCAAACCTATAAATGAAGCCTTGAAAGAGAACTTCGGTGACCTTGACGCTATGATTGAGGAACGAAGAAAGCAGGTTGAAGCAGAGCGCAATGCTATGGAAGCTGCAAGAAAAAGAGCGCAGGAAGAGGAAGAGAAGAGACAGAAACATCTGGATGAACTCTCTCTGATTCCAACTGATGAACTTGATAAGCGTTATATGGATGCTATTGCTAATAATGATGAATCAACGGCAAGGGAAATGCTTGATGAATCAGCCAGACGTAATGGTTACGGTGACGTTGATAGCGATTACCAAGGTCAGGGAGCGTGGGCTGCTCCATCAAATCCTCAATATGAGTCTGATGAGGCAAGAAGAGCCGACATAGAAAACTCTCCTGATGTAAACTTGGAAGATATTGCATTAGGTTATAACTTGCAGCCTGATGATTATTTCGACAATCCAAGAGCGTATATGAACAATACTTCTTATGGATTGGAGTCTGCTCATGTTATAAAGAATGCACTTGATGCCATTAAGAATGGCGAGAAAGATGTTAAGGTTAAGGTTTATCGTGCAGTTCCTACTTCTGTAAAGGAAGGCAAGTTGCGTAATGGTGACTGGGTTACTCCTTCAAAGAAGTATGCTGAAATGCACGGTGATAACAGGTTGGATGGAAAATATCGTATCATTGAAGATGAAGTTCCTGCAAATCAATTATGGTGGGATGGCAATGATGTTAACGAGTTCGGCTTTGATGATGGTAAGGAATACAGATATAAGAATGCCAAGAATAATCGTAAGCTGAATGACCTCATTACTTATGATAATAAGGGCAATGTGATTCCTCCTTCAAAGCGTTTCAATTCTCGCAAGAGTGATATCCGTTTCTCTCTGAAAGAAGAAAAGGAGAAGATTGTGGCTGATGCCAAGGCAAACGGAACCTATATGACTGCTCCTAATGGTGAGAAGACCAAACTGGATGCTGAACAATGGGCAACCGTCCGTACTACCAACTTCAAGAACTGGTTTGGTGATTGGGAGAATGACCCTGAGAATGCTTCCAAGGTGGTGGATGAGAATGGTGAACCTATGGTGGTTTGGCATGGCAGAAGTGCAGAGTTCAACACCTTTGAGAAGAAGGAAGGTGTCCGCTTTATCATGGGGCTTGAAGACAAGGTGAAGGCTGAAGGATTCTTCTTCTCTACTGATAAGGGCTTGGCTGAGGAATTTGCATCCAATTCGTCTAGACATCGTGGCGGCAAGGCTAATGTGGTTCCTTGCTTCCTGAATATCCGAAGACCGATGGATTTGACAGGCGAAGACTATGATAGAATCTACGAAGATGTGACTGGCTGGGAGTACATGGTGGGCATGGACACTCAGGACAATCTTTGGGGTATCATGGATGAAGAGGGCATGGCTGACAAGATTAAGGAGAAAGGCTATGATGGAGCCATCTTTGTTGAAGAAGTGGATGATAGCTATGAGCCTACCAAGATTTCCTATTGCGCTCTGGATGCCAACCAAATCAAGTCTGCCGAGAATAACAATGGTGATTTCTCTGCCGACAATAATGATATTCGTTTCTCTCTCGCTGGTGAGCGTGGTGCGGCTGCTGCTGACAAGGCAGAGGAGCGTACCTTCCGTATGGATAACCTCTCCGTGGCAAAGGATATGGAGAAGAACAAAAAGAAAGCTAAGGCTATCAAGATGGCTACTGGCTGGGAACGTGGTGCTGATGGCAAGTGGAGATACGAAATGCCGGATGCCATGATCAAGGACACGATGGATGTAGGCGGTGGACATATTGTTAAGCGTTATGAGGATGATATGCTATGGAATGGTGGCAAGCTTTCTGATGTGATTGATGCTCCTGAACTATTCAAGGCTTATCCTCATTTGAAGGATGTACGTATTGAAACGGATGCCATTATGAACGATATGCCTTCAAATGGCGAATATAATGCCAAGACAAACACCATTACCATCCATGCTGACGAGCTGAAATATATGAATAGTATATTGAATCACGAGATTCAGCATGCAATCCAGTCTATTGAGGGCTTTGATAGAGGAGGTAGCCCTAGATTGGTTAGAGGTGAGATTAAGAAGAGATTAGCAGAGGTCACTAAGCAGATTCGCCAGTTGCGTGCAGAAGGCAAGGAAGATGAGGCTAAGGCTATTGTTGAGAAGAACAGAGGTCTTTATAATGCTTATCAGGCGAATGATGATTACAACAGCTACAAGTCGCTTGCTGGTGAGGTGGAAGCAAGAAATGTGCAGGAAAGAATGAATATGACTCCTGAGGAAAGAAGAAAATCTCTCGTTGAATCTACTGAGGACGTGGCTCGCAAAGACCAGATTTTCTTGGGTGTGGGCGATGTGTCCTTCTCTCTCCGTGATATGGCTGACGGAAAGGAGAGTGGGGCGGCTGATATGGCTGAGGACTTGAAGAGTCTGAATACTCCTGATGAGGTGGATGATGCTATCAAGACTGCCATTGATGATATGCCGAGCGGCTGGCGGATGGCTAATAGGAAGATGATTCATATTGCTCAGGCTCTGGGCGAGAACCGCAAAGCAGAGATTGCTGGCGAGGAACCTAAGTTCTCCCTGAAGGATGGCTCACTCATTAAGGCTGGAACCTACTTTAGCGGTGGCGGTCTTGTTGAGGAAGGCTTGAAGGGTATCATCGACCCAGTGGTGGCAGTGGAGTATGACGAGAAGATAAGCGGTGTATATCGCAACAACTTCGGGCAGCATATCGTTACTGCTGATGTCCGTGATGTTGATCCTAAGGAGTTGGTGAAGCAGATTGATGGCGAGGTAGAGTACTTCCATGCCAGCCCAGTCTGCAAGAACTACTCTCAGGCGAAGAGTAACCATGCTGAGGTGGAACTTGACAAGGAGACTGCTTCTAGTACTGCCGAGTTTATCAATTCCGTAAAGCCAAAGGTGGTGACCATTGAGAATGTGAAGGGCTATAAGGATTCGGAAGCGATGAAGACTATCACCGATGCACTGGATGCCAACGGCTACACTTGGGATGCTGATGTGTATAATGCTGCTGACTTTGGCGGCTACACCAACCGAGAGAGATTGATTGTCCGTGCGGTTCGTGATGGCAAACTTCCTGCCAAGCCAAAGAAGATGGCACGCAAGAGTGGATGGTATGAAGCTGTGGCTGATATTATCCCGACCCTGACCGAGAAGAAGAATGGTGTGGCTCCTTGGATGGATGTACGCTTGAAGGCTGATGGCATCGACTGGCGAAACATTGACAAGCCATTGTATGTGATGGGTAGTGCCTATGCTGACGGAAAGATTCCTCATGCCTTCGCTGATGAACTGCTGCCAACGCTCCGAACGAAGAGTGGTGATGTTATTGTGATGCCGGATGGCAAGGTATATCGTGCCATGGGCAGAGTGCTCGCAAGAGTATCAGGAGTGAGCGATGATTACAAGATGCCATTCTCCGAGAATCTGAGCCATACAATCATCGGCAACGGAATCCCTACCCAGTTGACGGAACATGTTATTGCTCCTCTGCTTACTGGTTCTGACCCTAAGTTTAGCATCCGTACCTATCATGGTACTGGTGCAAGCTTTGACAAGTTCGATTTATCTCATGCCTTGGAAGGCGAGGGAAGCGAGAGCTTCGGGCATGGTGTGTATGTTACCAACTCTAGCAAGATTGGACGTGAGTATGCCCAGAGAGCAAAGAATAGAAAGATGGAAGACCTCTATAAAAATATGCGCTACCCTGATGGGGTGAAGGGCGATATTTTCAAGAGAAGAGTCTTTGGTGAAATGGTGAACGATGTGGCTACTGGAGGTAGTGTGGCAAGTGCCAAGGAGTTTGCCAAGAAACGTGTCGGTGCTGATGCCAACGATATTCAGCGTACCCTTGAAAACTTGAAGGATAGAGAGAAGGGAACAGAATATGAGCAGAACTTGAAGAATAGACTTGCAGAGTATAAGGAAGGTTTGAAGTGGATTGATTCCCTTGATGAAGACTATCTGACTCAGGGAAATGCGAACCGTTACGATGTGGATATTCCTGATGATAATGGTAGCAACTATCTGGATTGGGAAGGAACGATTCCTGATTCCTTGGATAAGCAGAAGGTGGCTGAAGATGCCTATAAGGTAGTATCAGATAATCAAGGTTTCAATGATTTCAAGGCTACTCCTCTTAATGATTTCATTTCTCATACATTGAAGACTTATGTTAACACAACAGATGTGGCTGGAAGAGTTGAGAAACTGAAATCAGATATTAAGGATGTGATTGAGAATTATGTGGCAGATGATGATGTACTTGCTTTAAACGAGTATTTGAAGGATGCTACTCCTGATGATGTACTTGCTACCATCTGGTACAATGACCTAGTTAGAGATATTAAGGATGCTGACCTTGGTGAGGAACTTTATAGAAAGTTGAGTACTTATGTAGGTGATAATGTAGCCAGTCAGATTCTTTCTGATAATGGTCTTGTCGGTATCAAGTACCCTGCTGGCATGATTCATGGCGGTGCAAAGGAAGGCGATTACAACTACGTGATATTCGATGAGAATAATGCAAATATCGTGGGTAATACTAGATTCTCCTTGCGCTACGACCAGTTTGAGCACGACTTGAACCAGTGGAAGAAGGATAATAATCTGCCTAAGGATGCCCAGCGACCAACCATCCCACAACGCAACGCTGGTGAGAGTGCCGTTGACTTCCTGAGGAGAGTGGACGAGTACCGCAAGCAGATGGCTCTTTGGAAGACTGCTCCAACCTACGAGCAGCATCTTCTGAGTGATGATTCTGCCCTTGGAGAGTTCAACCGAGAGTTGCAACGTGGTTCTGTGCTCAAACGTATCGCCTTCCAAGATAGTATGCTGGCTATCCGTAAGGCTCAGGAAGCTATTATGAATGAAGTGGGTGTTGACCGCCTGAATATGGCTGAGGATGCCTATACTGCCGAGAATCGCAGTCATGGCAAGGGCAAGAACGAGTTTGAGGAGTACAACAACGAGTTCCTGCAGCCACTCAGAAAGGCTTATCATCAGATGAAGAAGGTGCTGGGCGATAGCTACGACAATGTGCGAGTCTATATGATGGCTAAACACGGCTTGGAGCGTGATGCTCAGATGGCTTTCAAGAAGTCACTGGATGCTGACTATGAAGATGTGAATCAGAGAAGTGCAGCATACAAGGCATACAAAAACGACTTGGATCGTGTGTCAAATGATGCAGACTTGGAGTTTGGCAGGGTAGATTTCACCACTTGGAGACAGAAGGATAATGCTCTCCGAGGAAAGTACTCTCCATCCTATATGGACTACCGCTATGATGATAACGGAATCGCCTACGATTATTCCGGCTTGTCTTCTCTCTTCGATGGTTCAGACTTCGAGGAAGCTGCCCACAAACTGGTAAGGGATGTGGAGACCAAGCATCTTGCCGAGGTTCAGGCTCTTTGGAATGCTACGAATGCTGCCACCAAGAAGATTCTTCGTGATGGCTTCAAGGCTGGAATGATGAGCAAGGATGCCTACGAGTATGTGAAGGGTATGTATAGCCACTACATTCCTCTCCGTGGCTGGGATGGCACTACTGCCGACCAAGTATGGGACTATATCGGTGGCGGAAAGGGTGCGTTCAATCAGACCTTGAAGACTGCACACGGACGAACCTCTATCGCTGATGATCCTATCGCCTACATCGAGAATATGGCAGAGAGTGGAATCCTGCTGAACAACAAGAACTGGGTGAAGCAGCACCTGATGCTCTTGGCGCAGAATCATCCTACCTCCCTGCTCACCCTGAGCAAGGCTTGGTATGTGAAAAGTACGGATGCCAACGGCAACGAGGAGTGGATTCCTGCTACCCCTCAGATTACTTCTCAGATGAATAGTAATCAGGTGAAAGCTGCCATTGATGCTTTCGAGCAGAAGATGGAGCAGTTGGCTCAGACTGGCGATGCTACCCAGCAGAGAGACGGATTGAACATAGCCTATCCTCAGACTCATAGCGAGGAGAGAGAACATGAGGTACGAGTGATGAAGGATGGCGAGGAGTATGTAATCTACGTGAATGGTGACCCTCAGTTGGCTCAGGCGATGAACAATACCAGAGCACACCGAGTAAGAGAGATTCAGAGCGGCAAACTGGATAGGGCTGCTGCTTGGTTGGGAAGAAAGATGGCTGCTGCCTATACCAGTCTTTCACTACTTTTCATTCCTTCTAACTACTTCCGAGACCTGACAATGACTCTTGCATCTACCGCTATTCGTGAGGATGGCAGATACAACTATCTGCTCAGAAAGAATCTGGCTACCTCTTGGAATCTTGGATTCATGCTGAAAGACTATCAGAACGGCAAGCTGAGAGAGAAGGTAAGCAACGGAAATGCTACCAAGAAGGAATTGATGTTCTATGACTTCATGATGAATGGTGGCGAGACTGGCTTTGTCTCTTCGCTTGACGTGGAAGATTTGAAGAAGAAATTCAAGAATGACTTGAAGGATTTGGATAGATGGAAGGCGAACCCAGTAAAGGTAGGACATACCATCATGGATGGCATTGAGTTTCTGAACAGAATGATTGAGGATAGCAACCGATTTGCGGTCTATATGACTTCCATCCAGTATGGTCGCTCCATTGATGAGGCTGTGAATGATGCCAAAGATGTAACCTTGAACTTCAACCGCAAGGGTACTGGCGAATATGGCTGGCAGATGATTAGAAACCTCTATCTCTTCATCAATCCGGCTGTACAGAGTTTGCAGACATTGGGTGCGCTTGCCAAGCATCATCCTTTCAAGTTCACGGCTGTTACTGCAGCTTGGTTGGCGAGTGGTGTGCTGGTTCCTATTGTCAATGCAGCCCTGATGAGTCTGTTGGGCGGTGATGATGATAAGGATAAGTACTGGCAGTTCACCAAGTGGGATAGACGAAACAACCTGATTATGTGGGTTCCGTTTACCAACGAATATGTGAAGATTCCGCTTGCTCAGGAGTTCCGTGCCTTCTATGGCATAGGCGATATGATTGCTTCCAAGATGATGGGTGGCGAGTTGGCAGAGGAAACTTGGAGCCAGTATGCAGAAGACTTGCTCGGTCAGGTAGTAGATATGCTTCCGCTTGACCCGACTGGATATGATGGCAACATAGCAGTCAGCCTGATGCCGAACCCTATCCGTCCTGTCTTCGAGTTGGCTTTCAATGTTGATTTCACTGGCAAGCCATTATTCAAGGAGACAGAGTACAACAAGTATGACCCGAACTTCACCAAGGCATACGTGGGAACTCCTGATTGGCTGGTGCGAGTATCGAAGATGGTTAACTCAATCGGAAATGACTATCCTGATGTACAGCAGAATGCCATAGATGCTTTTGGAAACCCAAGATACAATCTGAACAACCCAGCGGTGGTTGATCACGTCTTGTCTTCCTATCTCGGTGGTGCATACACAATGGGCAGTCAGGTGCTCGGTGTCCTCACCAAGTCACTCAACGACCCGAAGGAAATCAAGATGGCAGACATACCTTTGATAAGCAAGTTCGTGAGCAACCCAGATGATAGACCAGTCACCAAGAAGCAGGGCGATGAGTTCTGGAATATGAAGGAGAACCACGACCGTGCAGCCAATACCCTGAGCAAGTTGAAGAAGCAAGCTAAGGTGGATGGCGATTACTCTATGCTGGAGCGGTTCTACGGCTCAGAGGAGTATAAGCAGTATAAGCAGGATGATGTGAAGGTGAAGAAGTATGAGGAAGACAAGAAGAAGGAACGTGCCGAGGAGAGTGAGGAAGAGTACAGACCTCACAAGCTGAATGCCGAGGATATATACAAGGCTCACGCTACTCCGAAGGATGATTTCGAGGATTTGAAGCTGAAACAACTCTACACTAAGCTGAACGGATTCAAGACTTCATACGACCTCTTGCTTGATACTGCTCCGAGTCAAAGCGATGGCTACTACAACACCAACAAGGCTGCCATTGATGCCATTGACGAGATTTCCCTTGACAAGCAGGAGATTTCCGAGTTGAAGAAGGGCTTCTTGGAAGATGGCAAGGATGCCTACAATGCCGATGATATGAAGAGAATCCGTGAACTGAGAAAGCGAATCCTCTCCGTGCTGGAGCCAGCCAATAAGGTGGTTGTGGCTAACCAGAAGGCAAAGGCTGAGAAGAAGTAATTCAAATATGACTATCCCCCGAAAGCATAGCACCTTCGGGGGATAATAGTCTCTAGGCAAGGAATCTGCTTTCAATCCGGCACAAAACACCCTTGATTTGATAGGAAAAAGTTTCAATCTGAAAGTATTAACAAAGATTATGCTTTAAATTCCCTCAAAATAACTTCGTTTTCAAAAAATCCCATTATCTTTGTAGCATCTAAGAACATCTGTTTATCAGATATTTAAATCAACGGTTCAATACCATTAAACTTAAAAACGAAACGCTTATGGATAAAAATGAAAATGACCAACGTGTCAGTAGAATGTTCGGCGAGATAGTTAAGCTTATCCCCGAACGCAGCAAGATCAAGACAGACTTGCTTTATTTCAAGTATGCTCCTATATTGGTCATGCTTTTCAGATGGTATGGTGTATCTCAGTTCTATGACAACAAAATGGAGATAACACTGTGGTACGAAGAGAATGAGGAACCTATCTGGTTCTTCTACTTCATCACTTACATTCTCTATCCTATCTCCTTATGGAAAGGTCAGGTGCTCCACCGATTGTGTGTAGAGTGGCGCATCCCTATCCTCTATATCGCAGGAGTCAACGTAATACATATTATGTATGGCTCTATCGTTATCACAAAAGAGATGTTCTATTGTGATATTTTTCTGATTACAATCATTTTAATATTATACGCTTATGTCGCAATTAGTAAATTACAGCATCATCGAAGCAGGACTTCGTGCTCTTGCTGACAAGGCTCACGAATCAGCAGTAGCCCAAGCGGAAGGCAAACCTATCCCTTGCGGTCTGTCAGAGAATGATATGGAACTGGTGGCACTCCTTACTGCCATGATGAATGATACCCAAGCCAACAAGGGCTGGTGCGCCCACGAAATGGGGAAGTCTATCTCTTCCTTTGAGAAGTATGTTCACGATGGCAAGATACCTGAGGGCATCCACGACCAGTTCGGTCACGAAAAGAAGTGGAACAAATCGCTCATCAGGTTCTTCGCCAACAAGAAGGCTTTCTTCCGCAAGCAAGCCCGAAAGTATGGCATAAGCATATAGCATCAGCTACACATTATTATATATAGGAGAGACCCAATCGCCCCTCCTGTATTTTTATGCCCTTTTCCGTAACCATAAATCTTTGCTCATCATATACTTATAGAACCTTTTACGAGTTTATCAATCTCTATCCATATTATTCGTATCTTTGTGCTCGTAACGTTACAAAGTGAGAATCATAATTTAGTGTTTAACAAAAAAGATTTCAGGATAATATGGAAAGTAAAACGTATGTATTCGGAAACGAAGGCTCAACATCCAACAATGGGATGCTCGGTCTTCTCGCACCCCTTCTCCAGAAGCAGGGTGTTGACCCTAATGTCCTTCTTGCCATGAAGGGTAACAATGGTTTCGGTGGCGAAGGTGGATGGTTTATGTGGGTAATCTTCCTCTTCTTCCTTATGGGCTGGGGTGGTAATGGATTCGGTTTCGGCAACAATGGTCGTGGTGGTCTCGCCAACGAGATTAACAATGACTATGGTCGTGGTCTCTTGATGGATGCCATCGGTGGCAATCGCAATGCGCTCAGTAATCTTGCCACTCAGTTGAACTGTACCGAAGGACAGATTCAGAATGCCATTTCTGCCTTGACTTCTCAGGTTCAGAGTGTAGGTAATCAGGTTGGTATGAGCGGTATGCAGACTATCAATGCCTTGCAGCAGGGTAATATGCAGATTGCTCAGCAGATTGCAAACTGCTGCTGCGAGAACCGTCTGGCTATCTGTCAGCAGACTGGAACCTTGCAGAATGCCATCAACAATGTAGCTACTGGTCAGGAGCGTGGTTTCTCTAACGTAGCTTACGAGACCCAGCGACAGACTTGTGACTTGCACAACGTTATCAAGGAGAGCACTCAGACCATCGTTGACGGACAAAAGCAAGCTGAGTTCAGGGAAATGCAGAACAAGATTGATGCCCTCCGTGAGGAGAACAGCACCTTCAAGTCTTCTGCTATGACCTCTCAGATTGTAGGTCAGGCTGTGGCTCCTATCAATCAGGTATTGGCTGGCTTGCAGAACGAGGTGGCTGGTATCAAGTGTAAGTTGCCTGAGACCGTGACAACTCCTTACAGCCCATTTACTGCGGTTCCTAACTGCGTGGCTTATCAGGCAGGTCTGTATGGTTTGAACGCTGCTAACAATGCAGGATTCTGGGGTTAATAAGGAAAGGAGGCTGCTATGTTATGGTTAAGACCTTATACTTGGGTGAATCGTAATGGCTCGGCAGCTATCGCTTCTACTGGCGTGAAGGTGAATACTTCCGATGTGGTGTTCACCTTCAAAAACCACGCTTTCGTGAATGCCAGCTACAGAGGAACGATTTTCGTAAATCTGCGTCAGGCTATTCCGACTGGAACGACTGGTACGCTGCCTATCCTTTTCGAGACAAACGGAGCGACACAAGCTGTGAGCAAGTTCAATGGCGAACCATTGACGGTTGCAGATGTGCCGGGTACTGGAGTGGTTCAGCTCTGGTTCGAGCGAGATACTAACACCCTTCAACTTATGACGGGTATTGTTTAACAACAGAATAGATAATAGGAGATTACATTATGTTTCAAGGTTTAAGAACTAATTCTTTGTTCTATGTCCTCGACAAGGGCGAGAACCCGAGCTTGCGGATCGGTCAGGTTGTTTCGGTGAGCAACCCTCAGACGAGATACCCATCCTTCAACAATGGCTTCACTCCTCAACCTATGGAGACTGTGGTTGATGTGAAGGTGAAGATCAATGACGAGGAAGTGGATTTCAAGCAGCTACCTGCTAACGGACAGATAGCGAACGACAAGAATCTTGTGGTAAGCGATAGCAAGGATGCCATGAGTTCCGAGGTCGATGCAATGCTGAGACAATCCAAGGCGATACTGGAGAGCGTAGATTACCACGAGAGAGTCGTAAAATCTTGCGAGGGAATGCTACTGCAGCTCAACCCCCAGATAGCCAAGGAGAAGGAACAGACCGAGAAAATCAACAAGCTGGAAGGCAAGGTTTCCGGCATTGAGGGCAAGATTGACAAGATGATGGGATGGCTCCAACAGAACATCAATAAGTAATCTCCTATCTATTCACTTTAATATCTTATGATTATGGTAATGATTGAGATTACAGAAGATAAGTTCGATGATTTGTATGACAACATCGAGTCTATGCTTGGTTTTGGCAGCAAGGCTATGTCTTGTCTGAAAAAGATGAAGCAGGAGCGTATGGGTGAGCGTATGCCTGATTATCGTGACGATTGGAGAAGAGAGCGTGAGGAACGTGAAGAGCGTGAGAACAGACGTAGATTCAACAACGTGAACGATGATTGGAACTACCCGAACCGCTATGGTGAAAGAGGTGGTGGCGGCTACAATGGTGGCGGTCGCTAGTGTTTAACTTGGGAGTTTTGGTAGCGGCACTATGTCGGAACCAGACTCCCTTTAATATTCAGCAATATGGGAAAATGCAGAATGCCATTGGATATGTATGACCTCAAACCTGAGGCAATGGTTGCCTATCTCAGATACAATGGCTATCATTTCAGCAAGAAAATGTGTGAGTGGGCGGTGAGCCTGATGTATAAGTATGACCCTTCATCCAAGCGTGATGTAAGTGTCTCGTTTTGGGATAAAGAGAAGGTGGATGCCCTTCTGCTTGGTCAGGGAATTGAGGTAAAGAATAAGGCTGGCTACGACCATGTATATGTGGCGAATATGGCTAGGGCAGACTTCTACAAGTCTTCCATCAAGAATGAGGAGCAGTTAGCCCAGTTTATCAAGGATATGGTGGATGATGCCGACCAGAAGGATGGTTTTATCTTCAACCGATTCTATGCCGACTGCTGCCATAATGGAGTGCCTATCCCTTGGGAAGATGTGTTATGATCAGAAGAGTAATACAACTCCCGAAGTACGATTGGAGCATAGTATGTTTCATAGGTTATCAGCCGGATGATGCCGATGAGATATGCTATGCTCTTTCTGGTATTGGATGCAGCGGCAATCCATTATCAGAAGCCCAAGAACATCTAACCAAAGAGAGTGCAGATAGGGGTCTTACCTATTCAAACCTAGCCGAAAGAAGGAGTGTTCTTGCCATTGGAAAATGTGAATCTGATAGCAGTATCATCAACACAATAGGTCATGAGCTTCTTCATGTGGTAGCGCATATATGCGAGCAGGATCATATTGATATGCTAAGCGAGGAGCCATGCTATATGATGGGGAGTCTGTGCGAAAAGTTCTTCAAGGTGTATTGTTGATATGTATGGTGAGGAGGCTTGCTATTTGCTTGGTGGATTGGTGCAGGCTTGCTACAGAAGAAAAGGGTGAATCTTTCGACTTATCCTATAGAAGTTTTTTGTAGTTCTCTATTAAGAACTTATTAGCGAATTTAAACTGTATCAAAAACAACTTGATACAGTTTAAATAACACAACATTTTTATATAAGAACTTAGATATTATTATTAACAATATAGTCTTCTATGTAAACATTATTTATATTTACAGCACCTCCTAGTTTTATATTATCTTTTTTAAGTCTTTCTACAAATCCATAAAATCTATATTTGATATTAGAAGTTTTGTTGTCTTCAATATAAATTAAAGGAGCGTTAGTATCTTTTTCCAATAATTCTTTTATTTTGTCAGGGGCTACTCCGCCTATATTCAAATAAGCATCCACCATTCTAATATAGCTATATTTAAATTCAAATAAATGTCCAGGAGTATATGTTCCTCCAAGTTGTTCGTTTGAATGAAAACCATAAGTAAAATTAATATTATAGAGTCCTATATTAACACAGTTATATGTTTTAATCATTTTCAATGATGATTCAGCTCCTACGGAAAGAAAGTTTACTGCTTTTAGAGATTCAAGATAGTATGGAGCTTTTACATCATCCCATGAATTGATAGTCTTTAAATCATGCCCACACCCATCTGCTGCAAGATTTTCAAAATTAGAATATATGATTCCCTTTATATAAAAAGCACACATGTTACAATATATACAATAACATGTTCTCATATTTATTGTAGTATTTTCTACTTTTATACTGCCATCTTCTGAAATATTTCCTGTTATTGCAAATCCTATTTTGTTATAAAATGAATAACAATGATCAATATTGGTGAGATAAGCCATAAGGAAAAACCCAACATCTCCAGATAAGCATTGAACTTCTGTTAAAGTAATTCTATTGCATTCTCCATTTGTTTTAATACAACAAAAACCGTGAAGTGCATCATTATAGGTATTGTATGATGCCTTTTGTGAAACACCTCTCAAAGTAATATTTTCAACAATACATCCACTATTTATTTGAAGAATGACTTTTGCGTTAGGGTTTTCACAATGCAGAGAGTATATTGTATTTTCTGCATTATGGTCAATATCCATTCCTATAAGATGTTTATTCTTTGGTAGATTAAGAACTACACCTTTTTGATCTATCGTTTCCACTTTATACTCTTTTCGAGATAATCTTATGAGATCAAAAGTATCAAATGTTTTTTGAATAGCCTTAGTATCATCAACATTTCCATCCCCAACAGCTCCAAACCATTCCGGATATGCTTCATGAACATTCCAAGAGCCGTTTATCACAAAAGCTTCATTAAATATTTGAACACAACGAGAATCAATAATCGAATTATTACCTTTTAATGTACCATTCTTCAAGCTACCCCCACAAAACTTCAAGGTACATCCCTCCTGCATCTCAATAGTCTCCCCATTCAAGTCAAAGTCATACCTGACTTCATAGATGGTATTGGCTTCACTTAGCATAATTGCCGTTAGGATGTTCTTCTTAACGCCACCAACGGTCTGGATATTTTTCTCCAGCACCTTATAGCCCTTACCGGAAAAATCGGAAGGGTTATATGGACGGTTGCCCAGAACAAGCTGCTTAATCTTGTTCCAAAGCACCAGTAAACCAGTATCAGTTAATATCTTCATTGTATATAATTTTTAAGTAAAACAATTTGGCTCTACTATAACTTTAGTGCCTATACCTGGATATCACACACAGAGTATATGCTTGGACTAAAGTTCATAGAAAAGACACCGTTAAGTCAACGAGTTGATGAACTCCTCCGTAATCTCAACAAAGTCAGAACTTGCAGGAATACCAAGACTGGTAATGTCTGCTTTACCTACAGTAGTGGCAGCAGTAACGTGACCATTGGCATCAGTTGTAATCTTATACAGACCTGCTGTCTTGGCTCCAGCTGCACTGGTAGGGTGAACATAGTTGTTAGCCCTCTCTGCAATACCAGCCAGTTTGTTCTTCTCAGCAGTGGTATAGTCGTTGGTAGAAAGCTGCTTGCCAGTAACCTTGTCAACCTTCTTGGCAAGCTCAGTTGTCAATGTTGTGGTCTTCACGTAGCCAGACAAGTCAACAGATGTACTAGCCTCGCCCAGTTTCTCCCACTTGGTCGCATCGTAAGTGCCAGCAACATCACCAGTATAGATATACTCGGCATAGATGTTCTTGTCACCAGTGGTGCCAGTCTTCATCATGTAGATATGCTTCTTGATACCTGTTGTAGGGAGTGCAGTAACTACTTCCGCAAAGGAGGTATCTACATTGCCTAACTGCGACAAAGGCACATTACCATTATTATCGAGTGTTGCAACACCATTAGCCTTGCCTTTCTCCGAAGACTTAACAAACATACTCTTGCATTTGTTCCAAAGAGTAGTAAGTCCAGTTTTTCCTAAATAATTATATTCTGCCATAATCTAAACGATATTTATATTGTTATTATTTTTTTGTCTAAAAGATCATTAACCTGTTCTGCCGTGAGGTCAGAATCAATGAAGGAATCCAATTTATCAGATGTTTCGTACACTTTCTTGTTGATATTACGAACATAACCTATAATGTCATTTTCAGGCTCAGGCATCTGCTCATTTTCTGTGTCAGGAACATACGTACCTGCAATTATACTTTGTATATCATCTGCAGTAATTTCTTTAATGTTTGCTAATTTGTCTTTCATTTGCTGGATATTTTTATCACTTTCCAGCATTCGGTCTAATAAATCTTGTGGAATACCTGTAGCAGCTTTCACAAGTTCCTTCAATACGTCCAAAGCATCTTTGACGGAAACACCCGTGATAGGGTCTTTCACATATTTTGAGTACGTGAGTGTTCCGTCTTTTCTTCCGCTTACAAGTACATTATTATATTTTTGTTTAACTGCCATAATTATCTTTTTTTGATGTTGTATGTAAAATCATCAGGAATCAATTCGTCTGTGCAATAATAATGTAAATCTCCAAGTTCTGTATGTGAAAGTTCTGCTTCAAATCCAGCTTGTGTAAAAACTAGAGGAGAATTGCAGACAAACCAGATATATGGTCTTTCATTTGAAGTTCTAATGGTTATAGCCTTGCCTTCAAAATTTGCATTAGCATTCGTAAGTTCTTCCAAATTTACGTTTGCTGGATTGAAAGTAGATAGAGCACCATAAAGCAGAGTCTCTTCTGATTTATTATTCAGCTCTATGTAATACTTGGTGTTATACATACCACCCATTTCTCCTTCAACAACACCTAATGGGATGTGTGATTTACCATTTCTCTCAACAATACGAAAGAGTTTCTTTTCGATACTACAAAGGTCATTGTCTCTGTATTTACCTTTTATTGTTATACCATAGACACCTTCGTCTAAATCACTAGGGAAGGTAACCATAATCTCGCTATGTGGATATGATCCATCGGAAACATCCCATATTTTTGATGGCATTACTGCAATACATTCACCAAAATAGTCTGTCAGGATAACTTCTAGATTGCTGATAGCGGCTACATCTAGATATTCTAACATCTGTTTGTTTTGGCTAATGTACACTTTCTGCATCTGAATAAAAAGAGAGAAAGAGTTACCTTTAACTATTTTGTAAATATCCATGTTACGTAATACTACACATTATTAATAATAGCGCAAAGATAGGCAGATTTTTCTCTACCTATCTCTTATCCATTAACTTTTGGGCATTAAATCAAGCCCTTCCATCTGAGGAACTTGCGCTTGCGGCTGCGCTTTCCTCTCTCGCTCTTGCAGTTGGTATGATAGACACAATCACGGTAGAGGTCTCTCGACTTCATATCCTTATCTACCAGTTTTGTCTTCTTGAAAGCCTCGAAGAGGGGGCGGTTCATAATCATCAGGTTGCCCTTCTCCGTAGGTAGGACAAAGTAGATTTCACCCTTGTTCTTCTTGGCTGCATAGTCTGCCTTAGCCGTAGCTTGGCGGTACATAATCTCGCATTTGATGCGCTTGAAAATCTTAGTAATCTTCATAATCGTATAATTAAAGTTGAAACTATATGATGGTTGCTGCCGAAACAGAAACCTTTTTTCTCATTACTCTAGCCTGAATCTGAATCATCTTAGGCATTTCCATTTCATTGAAGCAGATATGGAGTCCGATGGCTCTTGTCATAAGCAAATCATCGTGCTTACCATCAATGGCTCCGTATGCTCCATTCTTCTTGCGCTCGTAAGTAAGGAACTCATTCAGGCATCGCTGGTCTCGTTCAACGTATAGATGCTCTCTGACTACCTGAACCAGTACAGAGATAACCATTGGCTTGGTTGCTACATTGGTATGGAATCCGTACTTGCGTGGAACACCTTCCTTAATGTCTGCTTCACTCTGTTTGCGTGCATAGAGATTGTCATATACATCCTTGATTTGATTCAGGATGAACTCAGACTGATCACCGCCTTCCAAGATATGTTCCTTGTCTTTCGTCTCCAAGGTGTTGGATTCAATCACCAAGAGGGCATTATCATAGAACTTGGCTATCTGTGCTGCTTTCCAAGCCAGCAAGTCCATATCAATATGCCCATACCATTGGGCTACCACATACGGCTTGCCACCTTCCATCATCCAGTATCGGTCGAAGACACAGATAACAGACCAGTCTGCCTTACTACCTCTACCACCAATATCCACTACAACCAAATATCGGTTGGTCACCTTGCAATCGTCAAAGTACTCCGGCTTGCTCCATATCCACAACTGCCCAGTCTTGTCTTCCGTGAATCGCACGTTCTGTAGGCACTTCTTGCCCTTGTAACCATCACCATAAACATCACCGATAAACTTAGGTGATCGGCAACCTTTCTTGAACTGGTCAACCTTCTCCTCAGCAAATACCTTGGCTCCTGAGTGCTTGAATGCCTCAACTGGGTCAGATGGGAATCCGCTAGCCATATCTCCATGGTCTGTGAATTTCTTGCGCTCCACAATATACCAGTTGATGGCTTCCAAAGGTGCTCCCATCTGCCACAATTTCCAAAGGTATGTACCCGGCTCATCACGATTAGACATCGTGTTGGTGTTGTTGCGGTTTTCGTATAGCCATTTGGCGAACTCCTCTTTCTGTTTCCTGCTCTCGAAGTCAAGATGATAGAGGTCGTAAATCTCAAACCAAGGAACGAAGAACGGCTCAAATACTGATTCACCTTTCTCTGCTGCCAGCCATTCCTGATGGAAGAAGTTGCCAGTACCATTGGCGGTTGACTCATATACAATCATTGTGTATGGTCTGTAGAGCACACCATTGGTTGCGTTCTGAACAACTTGCTCAGGAGACTTGCCTTCTGTCTTCTCCCACAATCCTACCTCAGAACAATGGATGAGGTTGTAATCTTCACCATTGGCGGAAGTCGGATTCTGCATAGAACCTACCTTGATTTTGCAGAATCGCTGAGGAACCTTCTTCACGTTGCCGGATGTACCAAATCCTACAAACTTAGGCTCGTTCTCAGAATAGGCTTCTCCCATTTCGTGCAGGAACTTGGTCGGAAATTCCTTCAACGCTTCATCAAACATTCCTCGGATTGTTTCTGCCGTGTCCTTGACCTGAGCGATGATGAGCGAGTTGAGACCCTTCTGCCACATAATTTGCAGCCAAAGGAAGTACATCTGAATGACCGTTGAGCCTCCCCATTGTCGAGCTTTCAAGAGGATGAGTCGGATAGGGCGGTTCATCTTTCTTCTCTCCTCCAGCCACCTGAGCAGTCTGCGCTGCGGTCTTCTCAGCACAAAACGGAATGGGAGACCTCCACCTTTCGGTTTGATATAGATGAACATGGCGAAGAAGAAGAAGGGGTCGTGCTTCATCCTGATTCGGGTGAACTGCTCCACCAGTTGTTCCATTTCCTCTTCAAGGTTGTATGGTTCATCCATATCCTCATGCAGTTCTTCAATCACCGCCTTGCAGCTACCCAGTTCCAGCAGCATTTTGATGAGCGGAATCTTCTTCATGCTCATCGGGAGGTGCTGCTTCTGAATCGGGAAGTCAGGCAGGAAGAGCAGGAATCGCTTATCTCCACAACCTTCACCCTTGATCGGGCTGAAAGGAGTGTTGATTTCCTTGATGCGCTTCTCATTCTCAGTCTGGATGCTCAATACATGTTTGTCTAGTGCATCGTCAGCTTTGGTTCTTATGGCTACTTGTCTTGGCATATCGGAGAATTAAGATACCCCCACAACAGACCGACTACATAGCAATAGATGTGGATGCCCACTGCCATGCAAGGAATGAAAAATCCTACACATATATACGAAAGAATGATGATGTTGTATCTCACCTTCTTCTCTACGAATGGGGCGATATATCCCATATAGGCATATACGATACCGCTGAGACCGATGATGGGTACGCTAGAACTGGGGTAATAGCTTATGGCTATGAGATAGAACACCACCATATCTACGATACCGCAAGGTCTGGCTTTCAGGCATTGATGCAGCACCCAAAGGTTGATGGCTGCATGGAAGACGTTCTGATGGAAGAATGGGTAGGTAAGTCGGTTCAGCATAGAGCAACCTTCATAGAGACCCATCCCATCATAACCAAGGAATGTGATACACATTATTATAATGTACCCAGCATAAAGCGCAATCTTTTCTTTCTTAGTTCGTAACATCTTTCCTTCTCCTCCTTTCTCACCTTGTGAAGAATCACGTGTATGGATTTCGGAGAAAGATAGAAACTTGGAGCCTCCTGATTGCACACGTAACTAATGGCATCCAACTTGGTGATAGAAGGATGCTGCTTGGTATAATCAATAAATCTGCGGTATATTTCCTGAAACATTTCTCTCTTGGTAGGATTCATGTTATTCAAAGATTTCCCTTTGATCATAGTCAGAATAACATTGTAAGCCCTGATATCCGAGACCCAAAAACGCTTGCTTGAAGATTGCAGTAATCTCTGCTCAATCTCCAAGAGGCTGATATTGTCTCTTACTGATATGATTTCCTTGTAAGCTCTCAATATGTCAGCGTTTCGCTCTTGTGTAAAGTCACATCGTGATCCTTTATGTTTCATTCTCTTATGATGCAAAGTTACAAAAAAGTATTGAAACAACCAAATTATTCATATACGATTAATTAAAGTTAACGGATAAGATTAATTATAGGCGGAAAAGCATTACTTTTGGGCATTGATTTATAAATTAATACATATATATATGCCTGATAATACAAATACGGAACAGAATGCTGGTGCTGCTGCACAGCAAGCTACGAAGACCAAGAGAGACTTGGCTTTGGAGCGTTTGAAGACTCGTCACCCAGATACCGAGTATGCGGATGATGAAGCTATCTATGGTGCTATCAATGATGATTATGATGCCGATCAGAAGTCTTTGCAAGGTTACAAGGATAACGAGAAGGCGATGGCTGACTGGATGGGCAGTGATCCTGCTGCGGCTACCTTCCTGCAAGCGATGAAGGCTGGCAAGAGCCCTTATGCAGAATTGATTCGTACCCACGGAGAGGATGCTATCGACTACTACTCTGATCCTGATAATGCTGACGAGATTGCCAATGCTCAGTCTGAGTTCTTGAAGAATGCGTCTGATGGCAAGAAATTGCAGGAGGAGTACGACAAGAACATGCCAGCCAGCTATGCGGTCTTCGACAAGCTGGAGGAGAAGTATGGCGAGGAAGCGGTGAACGAAGCTATCGACCAGTGCTTCCAGACGATGAACAATGTGGTGAAAGGTATCTTCACCGAGGATATGATTACCGCTTTCATCAAGGCAAAGAATCACGATAGCGATGTGGCTGATGCTGCTTACGAAGGTGAGGTGCGTGGTAAGAACACCAAGCACATGAAGAACTTGGAGCTGCGTAAGAAGGGCGATGGTACTGCCGACCTTGACTCAGCGAATGCCGAGACCAAGAAGACCGACAACCAGCCGGAACTGGGTGCGCTTGGCAGGGCTACCCGAAGAGGAAACATCTGGGAGCGTGGAAACGAAAAGCGAACACGCATCCGATAAGATAGAGTTAGATTTATATAATGTTTAATTAATATTTAGGATAATGAAAGTAACAAAAAGTACATTTAATCGCCTGTTCTCCATTTTCATTATGGTGATGGCAGTTATTTTTGGTGTAAACGGTCAGGTGCTGATGGCTGAGGCTACTCTCCCTGATGGTGGTACTTCTGAGAGTGGTCACCCTGCGGAAGCTGGCGGTGCTCCTGCTGCTGGTGAAGCTGGCAATGGTGGTGCGGCTCGTCAGAATGAGGGTATCGCTACCGAAACCAATGGTCGTGAGCACTTTAACGAGAAGGGCATTGAGTATTACAACAATGACATCAACGAGAAGATTATCAAGATTCGCCCGATGGCAACACCAGTGGATCAGATTTCCCGTTATGCCACAACCAAGTCGGCAAGCTCCTTTGTTGTTGAGTATTGGAGTATCGGTACCCGTCCTATCCGAACCACAGTAAAAGAGAATACAGAGGCAAGTACTGGTACATCTATGGTCTTGAAGGTAGAAGACCCTGAAATGTTCACGCTTGATGATACCATCCGAGTGGTTGGTGTGAAGGCTGTCACTAACTATAAGGGTGTCGCTTATTCAACCATAACTGATGCTCCTACTCCTGATTTGGTGCTCTGTGTGTGCGGTAAGGACACAGAAGGCTTTCCTATCGTGTATGCCATTAATGGTAACATGGTCAGCAAGCAGCCTATCGGTGTTCCTGCCTTGAAGCAGGGTCAGAAGTTGATTCGTATGGCTAAGAGCTGCGGTGAGCTGGATGTACAGACTGGTCGTTTCAACAACCTTCCTGATTCTGATACTCAGTACTGCCAGAACTTCATGATTCAGGTTGAGCAGAGTACCTTCGATAAGATTGCTGACAAGCGAGTGGATTGGGATTTCTCAGACATTGAGGAGGATAGCATCTATGATATGAGACTTGCCATGGAGGGTTCTTATCTCTTCGGTGATATGGCTTGCATCAAGCATACTACCAAGAACAACTCAGCTCAGTGGTTTACCAAGGGTATCTGGTGGATGGCTGGCAAGGATATTGAGGTAGGTCATATTGCTACTGCCGATGAGATCAAGAAGGGCTACACCAAGAATGAGCGAGTTATCACAGACTTGGAGCTGGTAGATATTTCCAAGGATATGTTTGTCGGTACTGGTATCGGCAACAAGCGCAAGGTGGTTATTGCTGGCTCAGACTTCGTCCGTGCATTCAGTAAGATTGATTCTGACAAGTTCCGCTTGAATGACACCGTTGAGGTATGGAATTTGAAGTTCAAGAGTTGGGAGACAGACTTCGGTGAGGTATTGATGATTCATTCAGAGTTGTTCGACCTCTTCGGTATGAGTGACTGCGGCTTCGCTCTTGATCCTGAGTTCTTGGTGAAGCGAGTACACTTGTCTTGGACTCGTAACGTTCTCGACTTGAAGAAGGCTGGAATCCGTAACACCGATGCAGTAGTTATTCAGGAGGTTGCTTGTCTGTACTTGAAGTACCCTAAGGCACACGCTCGTATGCGACTTGCCAAGGTTCCTGATGCAGAGGATACGTCTGAGACAGAAGAGACCAATGCTGCTGCTTAATGCAGGGCAAATTCGGCAAATTATTTATTAAATAGAGAGGGGTGTGGGCACTAGCCCCATCCCTTTTTTCATAACACATATATAATTAAGGTATAATCATGTATAAGAAATATCAAGCTGGTACGGATTTGTCGTTCAGCGTTATGGTTGGTAACGAACGAGTGAGAGTTGTCTTCGAGGGTAAGACTATGGGTTGCAGTATCTATGGCACAAGAGACGAGAAGCTGCAGAAGGCTATCGAGTCTCATTATTGGTTCAATGACAAGTTCTTCTTGGTGGAAGCCGTTGACGAGAAGAAGGAAGCTGCCGAAGCCAAGAAGAGAGCGGCTGCCAAGACCAAGAAGAAGGCTGCTGAGGAGAAGAAGACCCATATCGTGACAGACTTTGAGGATGCCAGAGACTATCTGGCTGAGACATTCGGTGTGAGCCGCTCGAAGTTGAAGACCAAGGAGGACATCTTGTCTATTGCCAAGGAAAAGGGTGTTGAACTAAAAGGACTTGAATAATGAAGAAGTATGCTGTATCTGATTTGGTGAAAGAAGTGAAGGTGCTCTTGGACAGAAACCAAGAGTCTTCCGGCTTGCTGACTCCCGATGATACTGATACGCTCTCTCAGGCAGAACTTATCAAGAGTAAAATCGTAGATGCAGCAAGTATCATTCTTTCCGATGCGCCAGTTGATATGGTGGATGGAATCAAGCTAGACAACATCAGCGTATCTTGGGCATCGAAGAACAATGCTTATGTCGGCACGGTCTATATGCCAGCCGATATTATCAGGCTGCTCAGTGTGAGAGCCAGCGACTGGAACCGCAATGCCGAAATCATCACCGAGAATGATGAAGCATACAAGTATCAGGGCTGCAAATATGGAGTGAGGGGCAATCCTGACCGACCTATTGCGGCTATCATCCATACCAAGGGCGGTAGATACCTAGAGCTATATACGAGCAAATCGAATAGCGTGACGGTTGACTTCACCTATGTGGCTCAGCCGGAAATCATCACGGAAAGCAGTGGTGCAGGGTATATCAATCTACAGAGCAACCTGAAAGATGCTATCCTCTATATGGCTGGCTATCTCACTTGCGTGAGTATGGGAGATACCGATACTGCGGCTGGGTTATTGGGTGTAGCCAGAAAACTGGCACATATTGTTGAACCAACAACATCGTAATCATGGCAAAGAAGAAAGAAAAAGCAAAGTTGTTGTCGCTGAGCAAGGTGGTGGACAGAGAGGAACTGGATAGCGTAAAAGCTTCTAAGAACCGATTCGACAAGCCATACGAGCGTACCTTCTCCATCCTGCTGGAAGCACAACGATACTATAACAACATGGATAACTTCCGAAAGCGTAGGGAGAGAAACAAGCGGTACTGCTATGGAGACCAGTGGGGAGATCTCATTGAAATCGAGAATCGGTGCGGCTTTACCAAACGTATCAAAGAGGAAGACTATATCCGTGAGCAGGGTAGTGAGCCGTTGAAGAACAACCTGATCCGAAGGCTGGTGAAGAATGTGCTGGGTGTGTATCGCTCCCAGAGCAAGGAACCTACCTGCAATGCGAGGGATAAGGATGAAAAGCGGTATGGCGAAACGATGAGTGTTGTGCTGCAATGCAACCGACAACTGAACCGAGAGACGGAAATGGATGCCCGAACGATGGAGGAGTTCCTGATCAGTGGTGCGGCTATCTACAAGAAGAAGTATGGATGGCGAAGGGGAAGGTTGGATTGCTGGACAGACTATGTGAATCCGAACAATTTCTTCATAGATAACAATATGAGGGATTTCCGTGGCTGGGATGTTAGCTGCTTGGGCGAGGTTCACGACATTACCATCGGCAATGTGCTGAGAGAATTTGCAAAGACTCCTGCCGAAGCAAGGAAGTTGAAGGAGATTTACCGACTGGCTGCTGACCGAGACTTCGTGATAGCCGACTGCACCCAGCGTTTCGGAGAGTTTGATCCGAAGACTATCGACTTCATGAATCCTGCCAATCCTTCACTCTGCCGAGTGATTGAGGTGTGGCGCAAGGAGAGCAAGCCGAGATACCGATGCCACGACTATAACAATGGCGATGATTTCAAGATTGATATTGAGGATAAGGCTGATATTGTAGATGTAGAGAACAGAGACAGAATCAGGCGAGGTATGGCTGCTGGCATGCTGGAAGAGGATATTCCGCTGATTGAAGCCGAGTGGTTTATGGATGATTACTGGCATTTCTATTATCTTTCTCCTTTCGGTGACATTCTGAGAGAGGGTGAGACTCCTTATGCCCACGGAGAGCATCCATACTGCTTCAAATTCTATCCGTTTATTGATGGCGAGATTCATAGCTTCGTGGAAGATGTGATTGACCAGCAGAGATATGTGAACAGACTGATCACGATGTACGACTTCATTATGAGGGCGAGTGCCAAGGGTGTACTGCTCTGTCCTGAGGATTGTCTGCCGGATGATATGAGCTGGGATGATTTCTGTGACGAGTGGAGTAGATTCAACGGAGTGGTAAGATACAAGCCGAACAAGAGTGGTCAGGTTCCTCAGCAAGTAGCCAATAACTCAACGAACATCGGTATCGGTGACTTGCTCAACTATCAGTTGAAGTTCTTCGAGGATATATCGGGTGTGAATGGTGCGCTGCAGGGTAAACCAGGAGTGTCGGGTACGAGTGGTTCACTCTATGCCCAGCAGACACAGAATGCCACCATGTCGCTGCTTGACATCTTGGAGAGTTTCAGCCAGTTTATCATTGATGGTGCTTACAAGACGGTGAAGAATATGCAGCAGTTCTATGATGTGGCTCGTAACTTCAACATCGTTGGCAGGGCAGGACAGATTGTGCGATATGATCCAAAGAAGATTCGTGATGTAGAGTTTGACATCAATATCACCGAGAGTACGGCTACTCCTGTATATCGTCAGATGGCAAACGCCTTCCTGATGCAGTTGTGGCAAGCTCAGGCTATCACCTTGGAGCAGTTGTTGCAGGTTGGTGATTTTCCATTCGGTGACGAACTTCTGCAGTCGGTATCATCCCAGCAGGAGGCAATCAAGAATGGCGAGACTCCACAAGGATTCTCTCCTCAACTGCAAGCGCAAGTGGATCAGGCATCCCAGAGCAATCCGAAGGCTCAGGCGATGTTGAAGCAGATGATGAGCGGTCAGGGTGTGCAGCCTAGCGAGCAGTATGCACCGCTCTCAGCTTAGTTTATAGTTTATAATTTTAATAGTTATGATAGCAGACAAGACGAACGACAAAAAATGGTATGGCAATGGCAAGGACAATGCCGACCAAGGAAGCAATGCCAACAAGGGTATTGCTACGGAGACCCAAGGCAGGGAAAACAATGCCGACCTTTACGAGAATGACGTACTCGGCAAGGTGGCGAAGCGCAAGAAGAACGACATCTGGTCGAGGGGTGGTGAGAAGAGAACTAAATTCAAGGACGAATAAAGAAAGGAGGTGTTTTATCGTAACTGTATTCTTCTGATATTCAGATGACTACAGAAATCTTTGGGAGTTTATGGTGCTCAGCGCAAGATATATGTATCTTTGCAGCATCATAAACTCTTAATTTTTATATATTATGGATTTTGTAGATTTCGTTGATAAGTATCAGCAGGATATGACTCCTGAACAGATGTTGAGTATAGCAAAGGCTATGGGTAAGTATCTCTCATATAAGTTGAGCGATGTAGAGGTACATCATCTTTGTGCGATGGTGTATGGTGTGTTGAGCGAAGAGCATTTTGACAAGCACTTTGCTGATGATGCTATCAAGAAGATGTGGTACGAGGATGAGGATGGAACCAAGCACATGGCTCCTTTCTTTACGGATGAAGAGATAAAGGAAGCCTTTGACCAGCATAAGGATGATATTTCCGACTACAACATCTTTGACTTGGCGGTTACGATGAATCTGCTCAGAAGCGACCATCATAAGCTGCTGAAACAATATAGCAAGGATGAGGAGGAATTGAAGGAAATGGTGGTGATGATGGCTATTGAATACCTTCAAGACCCTGACTGCTTGCATCCTGCAAGTAAGATATGGCACAACATTAACGGATAAGATAATAGTTACGGGAACATATCTTATCTTTGCATATTATTAATAATATATAAAGATAAGATATGACTCCAAACGTGCGTGAAGGATTGCAATATGGTGCAGCTATTGGAATGTTAGTGAGTGGTGTTGTCCTCACCTTTCTATCATTCTTTCTCAATAATTATGTAGTTTCGGATGGTGTACTCTGGTACGTCAGCCAGACATTGGTTTACTCTGGGGCAATCTTCGGAGTGAACATTTATTTCAAGACCAAACTGGGCAACTTTGAGAGTAAGGTGAAGGACGAACTCGCAAATATGCTGAAACAAGTAAAGGAGGGCAAGTAACTATGAAGGTAACAAGAGAACAGATTTTAGAGATTATGCCGAATGCCAAGGATAAGGTGGATGCTTTCCTGCCTTACATCAACGGCTATGCCGAGGTTTTCCATATTGATACACCGAAGCGAATGGCACATTTCTTGGCTCAGATAGCCCACGAAACGAGCGAGCTGAGATATACCAAGGAAGTGGGCGACAAAGCTTACTTCCAAAGGTATGATGTGGGTAAGTTGAAGAATATGCTAGGCAACCTGAAAGATGGCGATGGCTACAAGTATAGGGGCAGGGGATTGATTCAGATTACGGGTAGAGCCAACTATCAGGCTTACCAGAAGAGCAAGTACTGCCGAGGTGACATCATGGAGCATCCCGAACTGCTGGAGCAGCCATTGGGCGCAACCAAGAGTGCGATGTGGTGGTGGTGGAAGCACTGCTTGAATGAGCTGGCTGATAGTGATAGCTTCTTGGCAATCACCAAGACCATCAATGGCGGCACATACGGCTTGGAGCACAGACGAACATTCTTGAAGAGAGCTAAGGCTGCATTAAAGGTATAGGCTTATGAAGAAGTGGTATGATTCAGATGTATGGCAGTTGCTGATCTACATTTTAGCTATGCTGCTGGTGGCATTTATTATGTCGGGATGTAAGACTTCCTACGTCCCGACGGAGAAATTCGTATATCGTGACGTAGTAAAATGCGATACCCTGCATACTTCTGACAGCATTTTCGTGCATGATTCGGTATCAAGTTCACAGAAGGGAGATACCCTTTTCGTTGACCGATGGCATAAGAAGGTGGTTGTGAAGACCCAGTATAAGGTAAGGGTGGATTCCTTCATCCGAAGAGACTCCATCCCAGTACCCTATCCAGTAGAGAAGCTGCTCTCCAAGTGGGAGCAGTTTCAGTTGAAGTATGCGATGTGGTCGATGGGAGCGATGTGCGCCCTGCTCATCATTTTAGGTTTAATCATCTATAGGAAACATAAGAATGGCAAATTTATCAATTTCAATCACAAAAAGTAGCATCTATGAGGAGGTGGCGAAGACTACCGCTTATCTAGGTGCAAAGAATAAGCTGGATGATGGCAAGTCTGCTTTCGACCAGATATTTGTTACGGATGCCGACTTGGCGATGATAGAGCGATTCTATAATGAATCGAAGGATGCGCTGCTCAATCTCCTGAAAAGATTCATGCCCACCATCGGCTCTTCTACTGATGGCAACATCAACTGGACTCTGAGTATGCCTAGCCGGTTCGATACCAACATGAGCGGTTCCATCACTTCATCCGCCACCTCGTTCATCGTGAACAGTATCGTTGCCAAATGGTGCGAGATTACGGCTAACGACAAGGTGAAGGAGTATGCCGATAATGCGGCTGCTCTTCTGCTCGACATCAAGGATAAGGTGTTTAACAAGACCAAGCCAACACGAACTAAAATATAAAAGTATGCCAAGAAAGAATTTAACTATCACGTTGTATATGAGTGAACTCATCTACGACTTCCAGAACAAAGCGTTCCTGACAGGACGGAGCCGAAGAGCTGCGGATATGGATGCTGAGGCTGCCAGCAATATTCAGGCTAGCGATGATGATGAAGATAAGAATCAGGCATTGCGAAGCATTCAGAATGCCTATAGCCAGTTGCTGGTAGAGTTGAGTGAAGCTATTGAGAAGGGTTCCGGCACTACGGCTTCCAACAAGCTGATCAGTGATACCGACAACATCATCATCAAGCTTTCGCTTCCATCCAATTACTCGCTGGGCTTGAAGGATGCGCTGACCAGTTCCATCCACGATTACATCATCAACAAGGCACTGATGGATTGGTTCACCATTACCAATCCTAATGAAGCGAAGGTGTATAGCGAACTGGCGGTTGTGTCATTGAGAAACTTGCACGAAACGTTCAACAGACGTGAGCGACCTAGTCGGACAGCTCCTAGCGCATAGAGGGGAGGTGCAGCATGAGGACTTGCAACAAGGGTCATAAGGTGATGATAGAGCTACAGAAGAGCGAGCTGATCTACGATATTAGAAATACGGCTTACACTTATGCGGATTCGATTAGGAGTGGGGTAGCAGATTCCCACCTCATCCATAATATCTATGATGTGGCAGAGGGTGGCAATCGGGATAAGCTGGCAAGAATCTTGGATTCCACCATAGAGGATTGCAGGGAAGTGCTCTACCGATTCACCAAGATGGAAATGCTGGGAAGCGGCTTTGATTCCAATGAGTGGGAGGAGTGCATCGGTTCGCCTACCAATGAGGAGGAAGCCTACTATCTGGCTCTGAGAATGCCAAATGGATTCTCTTCTACGAGTGTGCATACCATGACCGTGTATATTCACGACTATATCGTCAATCAGGCATTATACGAATGGTTGATGGTGGTCTATCCCGAAGGTGCAGACAGATTCTGGGCACTGGCGGAAGAGAAGAAGGAAAAAATAAAGAATGCAAGCAATCGCTCAGCGGTAAGAGCAAGGATCAGGCTTCATCCTTTCTAGATTTATGGTTAACGAAAAAGCAAGGGCAGCTATCTTCACAGACGGCTGCTCTTTTTGTTTTGATATAAAATTATGTATGTAAAAAAACTTATCTAAGCTTATTTTGCAGTCGGACAACAAACTCAGTTCCTACGCTATGAATGGATTCATCGTAGCTGAGACTGCCCATTACCGCAAATCGGAAATACTTATAAGGTGATCCTGCCATACCAGCCAGAAGCTGGTTGACGGAAGAATGAATGTAGAACCAGTTGAAGAGGTCGTTGCTTCCATAAAGCACCACACCAACCTTACCTTTTGCAGCGTTGCGGAAATAACCACGGATGATGCTCTTGAACATCGTTTTGTGGATATTCTCCTGACCGAGAGTCAACGGACGTGTACAGAAGAAATAGGAAACGCTTCCCGATGGCTCCTTGACATATACATCAACAATCTTTCCGCTCTGATTGATGGCATAAGACTCAGGGTAGGAGTTGACGGTGGAACGGAACACATTGTGCATCGTTCCCCACATTCTGCTCTTCAAGGAAAACACATACGCATAGGTGTAGTCGGGTCTGAACACGATGATGCGGTTATCGTAATAATCATAGATCAGGCTTGCCTTCTGCAGGAATGTTCTGAATCGGATATATTGAGTATCTGATTCAGGAATGCCTCCAAGGGTAAGCAGCTTCTTCTGATAGTCGTTTTTGAATATCTGGGTGAAGACGAACGGATAACCATCAAGCACATCTGTGATACACTCGGAATCCCTGCCTCGCTGCATCATGATACCTCGTTCCGTAGGGAACAGAACGGCATCATCAATCTGCAAGATACCCTTAGGGTTGGAGCAAATATCTCTGTTGGCTGGCTGTCGGGCATCGTAGGTTCCTTCCTGATTGGTCATTAACACCCATACACCTTCATCTGTGAAGGCATAGAGAGGAGCTTCGCCAAACTGACCCTCGCTGATTGGTCGGGTATTGGCGGCAAGCGCATTGATAATGGATGATCCAACCTGAACCGAGTTCTTGGCAGGGAACACCATCGGATTCTCGGCTTCGCTGACCTTGACTAGATTAGGCTGCTGAGAGACATACTTCTGATTGTCGGTCTTGCTTAATGCAGCATTATACTCAGCTTTCGTAATCTCGGTGAAGTCTCCCGTATCAATCGGTGTAGAATCCCAAGTATATTCAGAAGGGATAATGGCTCCGCTTCCGCTACCAAAGCTTCCTCCACTGGTTTCGCTTGCTTTAGTGCTTCCACCTCCAAAGTCTCCACCAGAAGAACTGCTCTTGATGAGCTTATGGCGATACACTTGCATAAAGGCTGGAAGTCCGGCATCATCGTGATAACGATACATATAATCAGACAACTCTGAACTTTCTGTTTCTGTTGGTGCATCTGTTCTTCCTCCAAATCCCTCGTTGTTCAAAGTATTTGAAGTCTGTCTATCTGCTGCAACTGGTGTCGAGCGGTTCTTACTGATGTTGATATAGTAAGACATTCCGAACGTCTCGGAAGGTTTCAGCTTAACTTTCTTTGAGTAGTATTTATTGTATTTAGGCAGATAGAAGTAAATGGTCATAGCCGTAGCGAGAGTGCTAGGATATGCCAAGATAGGGCTGAGAGGGTATTGCAGCTTACCCTTGTAGTAAATATCTCTCTTGATACTGTTCTCGCTGATGCTGACCTGATATACTGCATCACAGATGTAATCGGTAGAGAGTGCATTATTGGTGGAAAGATCAGTGTACTCATTCAGGTACATCTGATTATTCGAGACTTTCCGGCTGGAGAAAATATTGGTATCGAAAGCATTGAAGATAGTCTTCTTCACGTTTCCGATATGCAAGCGGTTGTTGTATGTAATGGAACATTGTCCGCCAAATGAGCTTCTCTGAAAGTCTGCAAGAGAAATACTTTCCTCGGTCTCCAATACTCGTTTGAGAGGAATACTTGTTCCGAATTTATCCTTGCTGATGCTTGTGCTCAGATAGAAAGATTTCTTCTCGAAAGACTGATATACATCTTCCTCTGACAGATATTGAAAAGCATCGCAATTAACTCCTGATGCCATTTTGTCGTTCCAAAGGTAGCACTTATATCGTGATATTCCTTTGGTTTGTTTCTCCGTATCAATAAATGATTCCGGCTGTGAAAGATAAACATCTACACCGCTGATGAGGTCTTCAAGACCTTCGGGTATATCCATATTGATAACGATGGAGTGAGTATGAAGGCTTGTGCTAGTACCAACAGCCTTTTTCTCCTGATACCAGATAAACTTGTTGAATGTTGTTTCAGGTGCAAGAATGAATGGATTTGATATATTGATGTATGATACACCATCATATAGACGGATGGCGATTACACCAAAAACGGTATATTTGAAATACTCCGTGCCATTTTCCTCCAACTGCTTATTGATCAGCGCATCCAAAGCATTGAAAATGATGGATGCACCTTTAAGAGAAGTATCTGTTCTATTGGAATAATACTTGTTTGACACAAAAGCGGAATCCCAATCATCACCAAGATTAACGGAAGCATTGCATACCACCGACTTTGTGTTTGAGATAACTGCACTATAGTTGATGGCGGATAAGTCGAAACTAGTGTAATCGCTTCCGTTCCAATAGGCATACTTAGTGCTTTCCTCTCCCACAAAACACAAGATGTTTCCGATGGCACTCACGGCATTGACTTGGAAATCGCCAAGACTAATGGTGTTCTTGGTTCCGTTTCCACCTTTCTCTGTCCAATACCAAGTATTACCATTACGGATGATGTAGTGAGAGTGAATGGTGTTATTGTGAGTAACCTTGTGAATCAGTTCGATGCTGGCTCCATCAGGTATGGTGATGGCAGAATCAACCACCACTGGCTGGTGGATAGGGTGGAGTGCTCCATCCTCGTTGATGAGGTTCAGGCAAGTTCCCAACTCACCCTCCTGGCTTTCGTGGTCGGAAGGTGAGTGGGAAAGACCTTGAAATAATACTTCTTTAATCATATTTGTATTGTTATGGGTTTGGACGTATGATCTCGTAGTATGCCTCGCCATTTTTGTTCTTGCGAGGAATGCAGGTCAGGCGCACCATCTTGTTGAGTGGGAGATTGTAATCATCAAGTATGGCTGTAACAGATGGTCGTTCGCTGCGGAAACCAATCTTCTTGTGCTCCTGATTGTACTGGAGCGGACAGAAGATAGTCTGAGACTTGCGAAGTTCCTCCCAGTCCTCTCTCAGGCAGAATCCGTATGTTCCTCTGCTGGAGATATGGAAGACGAAGATGGAGCTATCTGTGCGCTCTATCTGCATAATATGGTTGTAGATGCCCTGCGAGAGAGTAACAGAATTGGCTCTACCATCAAGCACTACGAAATTATTTCTGTGCAGGAAACCTTGAATGTTCCGGCACTTGTCTTTAATATAACTGAATATCATTTTGCAAATATACGAAGTTTTGGTTAGAAAAGATTATTATCCGTTTACTTTTGCCTTCTTCTCGTTGTACTGGCGAAGGCGAAGCTTGGCATTCTCTGATCTGAGACAACCGCAAGACTTGGTTACTCCTCGGAGCAAATTGCAGGATAGAACAGAAACACCTCTACCACAATCACACTTGCATATCCAATAAACACCATTCTTACTGGATTTGCCGGAGCGGCAGCAGACATAGAGTCTGCCAAACCGCTTTCCTTTCAGGTCAATCAACTTTCCCATACCTTATTTCTTGCTAAGTTCCTTTGCCTCTTCAAGAGATAATGGCTTGCCGCCAAGAGGAATGCGGAAGTCGAACTTGGAACGGAAGGAGTAGTAGCATACAAAATCGAAGCTCTCCTTCATTCTCTCGTCAGTGGTGATGTATTTCTGATAAGCGATAACATCCTCTTCTGAGCGATAGATGTTAGAGTTAACGAAGTAGTTGCTGGTTCCCTTGTTGGCAATAACTGCGATATAGAACTTCTTGCCAAGGATGCGCTCTGTGATGCGCTGAATAATTGAAATCTTCTTTGTATTCATATATTAAATTTGATTAATTATTAAGATGAATGCAGATAGGCTGCACTATTATAACTATTCGATTCCACAAGATACGATACCATCTTCTTTGTTGATTCCTCGGAAGTGCTCGCATCGCTGGCAAGCAAGGCTACCTACATATAGTATTTCGTTGGTGTACTTGCCGTATATGCCGAATGGACAGGGAGTGGTGTACTCGAAATGTCCACCGACAAACTCATTGACGTTATATTTTGGGTATTTCATATACTATCTACACACAATAAATTAAGTTTTTTATACTCTCTTCTGATTATTTCATAGGAAGAATAAGTACTTCTTCCACATGACTTCTGCTCTGGGCAGAATCCTCTGTATATACACTGAGGAACGCAAGCGGATGCGAGGTAAGGCTCAATATGAACCAACTCGTCAAGTACCTTATACCAAATCTCTCTCGTCTCTCTTGCAGCCTTACTGCATAATCTCAGCTTCGAGATATTGATAATCTCCTGAGCGTTGAGGGATAGCTGCAAGTTTACCAAATCATCCTGACGCATATCGTGGCGAGATACCTTGGAGCCAGTAATATCTGGTCGGGAGGTTGAGACGAATGGCTGAGCGTGAACGTGGCGAACAAAATGGTTGCTCACCCAGTATGGTATGCCATACATCTTAATATCGAACTCCAGCAATCTCAGTGGTGAGTGCTCGCTGAGAATCATCTGTTTCTTGAACTCATCGCTAGGCTCCTTACCCAGCGGTTCTTTTCGTTGTGTGAAGCGAGCAGCATCCACCACTCGCTCCCAATCTGTAACTTTTGTAATTTCTATTTTCATAACTATTATTTATTTAGTAGAAAAATCCACACCCGACTGTGAAGCTAGGTGGGGATTGTTGGTTGCTCACTTAAAGTAATTGTCAACAGCCCATTCAACAAAGTGCCAGACACCAATAGTAAGAATAACTGCAGTAATACTTCTTTCTTTAATCTCAAACATTTGAAGTATTACAGATAAGAAAAGCACACTGATACCAAACTTGGCTAGGGTATTAAGTATTCTGTCAAGCATAACTATTCTTTGTTTTTTCCGTCTGCCATATCATCGCCAAGAATATCCTTGATTTTCTTTTCGATGAACTCATCAGAAGTGAGTTTATTAATAAGTTCATCTATATCAGGTAACTCTGCATCAACTCCGACTTCCTGATTTTTGGAGGAAACATATTCCTTTAGTGCTTTCATCCAAGAACTATTAGCCATGTCTGCCAACGAATCTTTTTTGTTCTCGTAGGCTTTCTTTAGCTCTCCGTTATCACGGAAATATCTGAGCATTTCCGTCAATGCTTCAACAAAGTTCTTGTCAGACATCTGGTTGCTCTTCGCCTCTTCCAGTCTCAACATCAGGAAGAGTAATGCTGAATGTAAATCTGTTTTGTTCATAATTACCCCTTTCTTCTACGATTTTTGATATGTAATGCTAAAGCACAAAACGATAACAATAGCACTAATAATTGTCCTGCTTCCATATTACTTTTCCTCCACTATTTTTTTGCTAATCTAACCTTCATACGCTACTTATATAAAATTGTTACTCTTCTACTTTTATCAACCTTCAATATAGCCTCCTTGGCTTTATTAATCGAAGGAAACAAATACTCTGGGCAAAGGTTATATGCACCATAATCCCAATAATGGATAAGTCCAAATAACAATGAATGTCTCTTATCTACACGATAAGCAAGGATTGGATTATTCTGAGAATCGTAATGTATGCCTTTAATAGCCTTGCTTTTACGATACATATCTACTATTCTATATGTTGCCATAACTATTTAGCTTTAACGTTATACACTCCATCAATAACATCAACCTCGTAGCAATCGGGACAATAGTGTTTACCATCTATCATTTCCCAATCAGAGTAGTCACCAATATCGACTTTTTTGTTGCTGAATAGTGCAGAGCAAGTATCTGTGCCACCAAACACTTCTCCACATCTATCGCAAACAATCTGATACATTGTAATCGGTCTATACATAAGCTATTCCTCCTCTAAAATTCCAAAGACTGTTCCGTCGGCAAAGGTAAATCTTTTCATAATTTTGTCCAAAGTAAAGCCACCGATACAATTTATATCTATATTTTCTTCGCTAATAATAAGAGTAATTAAGGATAGACTTCCATCTTCCTTAGACTTTATCCACCCAAATGGCTGATGCTTCAGCATTTCCTGCCAGCACTCTTCTGCGTTGGCAAAAGGGCGAAACTTTACCTCTGGCTTAATGCGGTACTCTACATTATTCCAGTACTCTATTTCCTTCATTTCCGCCCAATCATTCGGAATATCTATACCTTCTACGACACTCGGTTTTGTCCTACACTCAATTACCTTTCCTTCAGCATAAGCTTGCAAAATAGGATAAAATTCTTTAGCTTCTTCTCTTGTCATAATCTTTTCTTTGTTTAATTGTTTTATTTTCCAAACCTTTTGCCCAATCCGAGAAATACCCTCGTAGAATTTCCATTGAATTTAATGCTTCTTCTCTTGTCATACTCAATCCTCTTTATATTCTTCCCATCCATTCTCCCAAGAGCCACCTGAACGGATAGCCCAAAACTCTTGTTGAGGAAGGATAGTTCCTTCTTCATCAACTAACTCCTTTCCTTTGTATTGAACAAACTCACCTTTTGAAAATGAGTTATGTCTTATCGGCTTTCCTACGCTGATAGCGAAAGCCATTGCTTCTTGCTTTGTCATAATCAACCCTCCAACTCTTTAAGCGCATCATGCAAATTGACAATTGCTTTTTCAAGTTTTTTCTGTCTGCCTTCTATTACCTTTGTCTTTTCATCAAAGATAGCAGAACAGGCATATACAGAAACTACTTGCATTACAGCATATTGTATTTTATCAATAGCTTTTTCTTTGCTCATTGCTTATCCTCCTTTGTCTTAAACATAGGGTCATCTTGCCACCAACTAACATATTTGCCTGTAGCAAGATCTTCCTCTATCGGCTCTGTTTTGTCAATTTCCATACATGCAAGTATAACACATTGTGCTTTTGTTCTTGCATTTGCAAATGAACCAGAAGGAAGTACAGCCTGCCATCCGATATTATCAATTCTCAATATTATTGGCGAGTGGTGTTTGTAATATAATTGATACATTCCGCTTCTGATTCTTTCCGTTTTTATTCCTGCTTGTCTTACCATCCCTTTTCTTCTTTTTCCCGCTCTCCCTGTTGCCAAGGAGAGGGCGGTTAGTTACTCAGTTACAACCTCCCAATCTTCCGCAAATACATCGGATACGGAAGGAACCCAAGAATCTGCTCTTCCATCTGGATTGATGATAAGCATCTGATTAGTATAGTCAATGTGAGGATTCTCACGGTTCATCAAGATGATCTTGGCAGACTGAGGGAGTGACTGCATATTAGGAATGATGTCACCTGTGATATGAGAAGGAACCTGCTTCACGATAAACAAGCCCTTGCCATTCCACCCCTTACGTCTTACCGCAAGACCAGCCTTCAGAAAGTCAATAGCACCACCGAAGTTAACAGAGCCTACTTCACGATAGGCTTCCTCAAATACACTCTTAGGAGACCAAGACTTATATCCGTCCTTGTACTCTACCAAGTAGCCATCTTCCTCTACGGTTGCTGGCTTAATTTCTCTACCAAGCACTTTCTGTGCTTCTACCATAGTCATAGGCTCTGCCATAATGACCTTTGTACCAATAAACTTTTTCATAATTACTTTATATTTATATCCCATAAGGGTGGTTAGTTACTAAAGCTCATCAAACTCTTTCTTAATGCTATTTAAAGCCCTTTTTATAGCATTCTTTATGTTGGCAGATTCTTTTGGCGCATACTTGTTTATATCTATTAGAGCACACCCCAATCTGTTTTCATTAGCTTCCAGACCATTACAATATCTTTCGATAACTACTCCATAAGCTTCAATAAAATTGCTTAAATTGTTAGCTCTAGATAATTCTTCTTTTGTCATATTACTACTATTTATGCCCGAAGGCAGTTAGGAGTTAACTATATAAAGTTGTTCATAAACCGTAGATTTCACTACAATAGGTTCAGAACCTAAGTCGTTATCATCTATCTTGATGGCAATTTCCATGTCACCCTCTTCATCGTAAACATCTTGAAGCTGTTGAATAAATTCACTTATAAGCATTTTATTATATTTTTATGCCCGAAGGCAATTAATAATTGCGTCTTATCTCAACTTTCCACTCCTTAGAAGAGAACTTCTTTTTGAGGTTTTTAATTAAACTCTCTATCTCTTCAAGAGATTCAAAGGCATTAACTAAATCCCCTACTTGATACCAATAGTCCCATCTGTCTGGTTGCTCATCTTTCTCCTTTTGAGTGAGTGGTCTAACAAACTCCCCTTTGATGGTTTGATATTCATTTGGAATTTCAATTCCTCCCAAATATCCACTTACCGAGCTGTTATCACACACATTGCTTACTTTAATATACAATGTTGCGTAATAATGTATTGCACCACCACAAAGACCACAAAAAGAACTAATTTCGATATTCATAAGTCTTTTTTTGTCTTTAGTATAGCTACCCATAGTTGTATATGTTTTACCAGAGAGATTAAACTGAAATCCTTCTCCAATATTCTGAGGAATAACCCCAGTTATCTTAGATATATCAAATCCCTTTTCTATTCGTAAATAGCTGTTTGTATTCATACGCTTTGCTTCTTATGCCCGAAGGCGTTAAACACTATTTTCCTTGATATATAAACTGACTTAAATCCACCTCATTGTGAATAAGGGTATTTGCAGCCATTAAACCATTTATGAGAAGTTCCAACTCATCTTTGTTGATAAAGAATAATTTTCTTGCTATCTTCCCATCTTCGTAAGCACCAAGGAGAACTCTATCGTCTTCAACTTCTATGTTTATAAAGGGCTTATCCTTTAATGTTATATCCAAACTATATTTGCCCATACCTACACCTCTATTTCTAAGTTAAGCCCTAGACCAAAGAGAAGGTGTTGGAGTTGTGGAACAAACTTGGCTGGACAAAGAAACATCGAACAACATTCATTGATTATATATGCATTCTCATCCATGATTGCAAGTATTCGGTGTGGAAATTCCTTGAAATATATATCGTACTTATGTTCCCATCCATTCTTCTCTAGAATCTCTGGAGTGAGAGGAATCGGACGAACAGCATTATTACTAATAGAGTATGTTGTACTACTATCATTTAACATGACTACCTTAACAAAGCCACCACTCAATGAAGATATTACTTTAAATATTTTATCTTTAGCAAATCGAAGTGCTGACTCATTTACCATCACCAAATCTCCTGGAATGTATTCTATATTCATACGATTTACTTTATTAAACTAAGTTCTTTCTAGTCCAAGTTTCTGCCTTTGGCTTAGTCTTGAACTTCTTATCTTTCACTTCATGCCAAACTCCATAAGGAGCGGTCTTATACTCGATGAGAAACAAACCTTTCTCAATCTTTACGATTCTGTATTCATATACTTTCATACGCTTATATTTTTAAATTGCTATCTAATTGCAAGCCAAAAAGAATATGTTGGAGTTCATCTACACATTTTATCATAACAGCATAGTCTTTTCCTTCATTGAAAGATACACCGCATATTCCTAAAATATTATTATATTTCAAAATGAAAGGGTATTCTTGGTGTTTATACCACGTATAGCCCAAACATACTCCATCAGAGCGATAGTATGTCCACCCATTCTTTTTAAGAAACTCTTCCCAAATATGAACATGCATAATATCACTTTGACAAATCTTACCCAAACTCTTACCGCTAATAGCTTTAAGATCATAAGAATAATCTATACTGAACGGATAGACGCTACAGACAATACAAATAAATCCGTGACTATAAATTATATCACCCACCATATAACGAGGTGGCTCTCTAAATTCTTTCTGTTCCATACACTTTACTTCTTCACTTCTTTAAATGTTATGCTCTTGCCATCAGAACGGTCTTCTGGTTCACACTGAAATCCATCTGTCCAACCATTTCTGGTCGGGTTATAACACGTACCATCAATACTTAAAAAACAACCATCGCAACCATCCTTCTCAACAACTTCAAGAGTAACAGTTACTCTTTCTCCAACTTTAAGTTCTTTCATTTTCTTTGCTTTTTACAATATTGTACACTTGATTTAACTCATCTGTTGATAAGCGTTTGAAATCAAAAGAACTGATAGCGTAGATGAGAGTCTTACGAAGTTCCTCTTCTTTAACATCTGATATTTCCTTTTCTGTAGGAACAGATATTCTTCTAATATTCCATCTATCACTACCGCATTGCCAGCCAGAATCTCTTTTAAATCTAGCGTTATTAACAATAATTTGAGTCTTTGTCACTTTATCAACCTTGGCGATATGTCTATGAGACATACTTGTAACTAGTACTTCATCGCCCTCAACTAAATCTTTAAGCTCTTTCATTTTCTACCTCGCTTTCTATTTAAAAGTTTCTGACCATACTCCTTTGGAGAAGTTGTATTAACAATATCAACCTTTGACAAGGAATCTCTTGGTAACATTTGGTAAAGATAGTAACCATCAATATCACGATATATCATTGCTCACCTCCTTCCTTTGGGAACAAATCATCAATATAGAGCCATTGAGTAATTTGAAGACATCTGGCTATAGCTTTCCAACTACAATCTATGTATTCTGTTCCGAATCCATTATTGTTAGTGGTTTTAAACATGATGTAACTATGACGCTTTGGCTCTTCACTAGAAGGATGCCACAAGTCCTTCAAAAATTCTTCTTGCATCCACTTAGCACCTAGTCCAATAGCTTCTTTGATGTCCTCTTTGTCGAACATTTCCTTCTCATCTTCATTTGCGAAGGCTTCTACCATTTCACCACAGCCAAGGAATTTATCCTTATAGATTTCTTCCTTTGCAGCTTCTATTTTCTTATCGTCTATCATAACTTACTTCTCCTTTAAACGTTCTATTAATTTATCTGCGATTTTGATAGCAGAATTAACAACACTGTCATACGTAGAGTTAGGACGTTGTACAAGACCTGCTGCAACATCTTTTGCTATCTCATATCTTCTCTGCTCCCAAATGGTTTCTTCGTTATCATTATTCTGGGTAAAGCTTGAACAAAGTTTAACATTCTCCTCACTTGGTTTGGGTCTTTTGCTACAAAAAAAATATCTGGAGCAGTAACTACATAATCCTTTCATCCCTCACCTCCTTTCCACTCATCAGTCGTTCCTAGTAGATGTGCTGTCTCTTCGTTGTAAGGGATGCAATATAAGTTTGAACTTCCATCAATGCATATATGATAACCTGTCTTATGTGACTTATGTGAATAGAAGTTCAATACCCAATAATCTTCAGAACATCTTCTTGAAAGTACCTTATCAAATGGTTTCAGCTCAATCTTTGGCTTCAAATCAACAATCTGTTTCTTCTCAGCATCCCAGCGTTTGTTTTTCTTTGCGAGAGCTTCAAAGAGTTGCTGCTTCTCGGAGTCAGTAGCCAGGCGGAGGCTATAATGAACTTTTGTATTACCATATTCATCTAAAGTATATTTATCGTCAGCATTATAGAAAGCATAGTAAAAAGCTCTTTCGTCTCCATCTTTATATTCACTTCTTAAGATGAAAATACAATTTGCAAAACATCTACCTTTAATTCCTTTCATAAACACAATATCCCCATCCTTGAACTCATACTGATGTTTCTCAACCTCCAAAGTGGTGAGGTTTAGCTTACCACCATTATCCTCCTCAATATCGCGGATATATTGCCTGATGCACGCCTCATTTGTAATCTTGCACCAATCCTCTACTTCGAAGGTAGTACCTCTACTCTTAGGGGTTACAAACTTTGCATCAAATCTAGTATAATCGTCATTTGCCCACTTATCGAAGATGCATAATGCGCCAAAAGCACCAGCTAGCACATCACCCTTCTTCCAAGAGAATTTTTCCCAATCACGCATTTCCTTGGATGGGAAGATGACGCATTCTCCATCATCATACATTTTCCCATTTGACTTGACCGAATGAGTATAATCGTCTTCTGAAAGGAAGTATATTTTATCTTTGTGAACAACATTAAAACTAATATAGCCAAAAGTGTTACTATATAATTTAAGTCCCACAGGCTTATCCTTTAGGATTTTCGCTATGTTAATCTTTTCTTCCATATTCATTAATTTCTCATTATATGACACTTAATAACCTTGTGAGCCGCATTTGGCTGCTGCTTATTGAAATTCTGAATAAACTCTCTTTCCATTTTCTCAGGGAAGATGGGCTTGGTGGGTTTCGGGATTGTCAGGATGGCAAGAATCTTGCTGCCATCCGACAATTCTATGAGACACCTTCTACTCATTTGTTCTATTCCAAACATACGGCTGTCCTCCTAGTATTTATATCCGTGAAGATACGGACGAGTTTCGTTATACTTCATTTTCAGCTTGATCTGCTTTTTCAGGTCGATTCTGTTGTTATTGGCAATCGCAAAGATATCCATCAGAAGCTCCTGAAGGTATTTGGCGAGATACCAGCTTGGAGAACTATCCAAGTCCAAGACTCCCATTTTTTCGATGATGCGGTATAAGTCTCCGGCTAAATCCCATCCGAAGATATAACTTGCCAGCTTGTACTCACCTATGAGGTCTTCATCTTCTGATAGCTCGATATTGTCTCCTTCCATGATCCAACCCAAGAGTGAGAGGATGCGAATGGCGATGTCGGCAAACTCAGACTCTACCGTACCATCCAGCGTGTTCTTGTAGGCGGTAGGAATATCCCTGCCCATTTCAATCTCGCTCTCGTAGTCTTCGATGGAGCCGTGTCTGCCTTTTCTGTCGGCTTGCAATACCTCACTCATTTCCACGATGATGAACATCAGAAGAAATGCGGTATTAACATCCTTTGGATAGAAGCCCTTATTGTTGGCAGACTCGTAAGCTTGCTTTGATAAGACTTCCAGTTCCTCCTTTAAAATGATTTTTAATTCTTTTTCCATATTGATTTGATTATTGTTTTCTAATTGTGTTTCAACATAGCTAGGCTATGATCTGATAGTGAATGCCATATCATTGAGGGTCTTGCACCAGTTTATCCTGCCTTCTCTGACTAACTCATTGAGGGCTTGATAAGGCTTGTGGAACCCCCGATTGATAATCTCTGTGGTTCTGACGTGAGGAGGCACGATGTGAGCGGCTTCTCTCTTGTCTTGAATCTCAGCGATGATGGCTAGGATTTGTTCTTTCTCTGTCATCATTTGGTGATGGTAAGAATGAGACGTGGGTTACTTCGGATTGGAACATTAATTGTTCACATATTCCGTTCATATCTTGTTGATACCACAAGCCATCGTGCATCGTTCCGATGATAGGTTTGCCTTTATACCAGAGTACCATGGTCTTGTGGTAAAAGAGGGCTTTATGCGCCTTACTGATGCGCTTCCCAACCTTAATATATCCGAAAATATCCATAAGCTAGAAGAGTGATAACTGACCCGTCTTGTCGTGGTAGTGATTACCCGAAGGAAAGATCAGTTCCTCGAACATAGCGGTCAGACAGTTGGTGACTATTGAGTTTCCTGCGAGGGCATAGAGCTTGCTCTTGCAGATGATGCTGGCTCCCGACTTCTCCTTACTCAGGAGCTTGTCTATGTCGGCTTCGTGTACTCCCATCAGCCGGAAGCAGTCTCTAGGAGTGTACTTCCTGATTTGGATGGAGTATTTCTTGCCGTTTGGAGCCGTATGAATGATTTGTTTGTTCATAACTGTAACAAATGTCATGTTTGATTTATCTATGGTTGTCTTGATGGCGGGGCTGATGCCTTGGAGAACCATCTGGTTGTAGAGGTCTAAGACTTGTCCACCCATATCCGGCTTAACCTTACCCGAAAGGAGCAGGGATTTCATTCGCTTTCCTCCTGTTATCATACTCGATTGATGATTAATACTAAGTTGTCTGTAAAGAAACTTGTGATGGTGTTACTGAGTCCATCGGTACGTGGTATTCTATGTTTCATCTTTGCGTGGAAGCTGCACTTATGAGTGTCGTATGCTTTGCGTAGCATCCTTCCTTCGGCTGTGCGTTCCTTGTAAAGAATGGCTTTTCTCATATCTTTTTGATGATTAAGACTCCACCCTTTGGATAATGACCAGTATCTAGCATATTCATTACGCTTGTCATTGAAAAACTGGAGGTGACAGCAACAGAGCATCCATCAGCAGTTTTCGGTATTGAAATCTTCGGGGTAGAGTTTTTCGATTGATTCATTGACGTCTGCTTTTGTGAGATACTTTTCTAGGAGCGGTTGGGAGAGGTAATACTCAGGAGATACATCATCTTCCAAAATGTCCTCAACCGTAGTCTCCAGCTTGATAGGAGAGGGGAAGTGATACTCTGGGTTCGGATCATCCTCGGTGCAGAGGATGGAAATGACAAAGATACGCTCACGATTCTGTGGGATTCCGTAATCTTTGGCATTCAGAACCTTGTAGAAGGAAGTATAGCCATAGGAGTCGAGGTCTCGGATATACTGGAAGAAGTACTTTCTCATTGACTTTGAGAGAAGACCTTTTACGTTTTCTAGCATCACATACTTAGGATGCTTGGCTTCCAACATTCTCCTTTCTTGGAAAATCAGGGAAGAACGTGTACCGCTACCTTCTTCTGCTCCCTTGCGAAGTCCTGCATTGGAGAAGTCTTGGCAGGGAGAAGACCAAGATATGAAATCAAAGTCGGGAACCTCATTCCAGTCTATCCTCGTCACGTCACCATAGTTAGTGATGTCTCTTCCGTGCAGGAGTCCGTAGGCTTGGATGGCAGATGATTCTATCTCGGAATAGCCCACTACCTTGAAGTCGAACTCAGGGTACTTCTCTTTGAGGTACTTGAAGGCTAGACTCTGACTGCCATAGCCAGCGAAGGCTTCAAAAATTCTGAGCGGATGCTGCTTGTTGTATTTGCTGATTTGTATCATAGAGTTGATGATGTTATGGATTCCATTGGATGCCCAAGCGTTCCATGGTTCCGTTGTCACGATAAATCTCCAACTGCTTGCGGCATAGGCTTTGAGGGTTCTTTTGCAGAAGCTCTATCATACCCATAATTCGTGTCTTGAAAACGTTGTCCTTATCCGCATTTGTTACGTTCTGTTCAGCCTTCGTCTTTGCGATAAGTTGGCTGATTTCGGAAGGATTCTCGTTAACTGATGTTGGCGGTGGTGTCGCTCCGATGAGTTCGTCTTCCCATCCTCGCTGGTTGAGAAAGGTTTGGAAATTCTTTCTGTACTGCTTGTCGGGCTGGGAGATTACATAGAGAGGAATGTACTCTATAGCTGCCTTGCGGTCTTTCTTGCTCATGGAGTTCCACTTCTTTTCGAGTTTGGCTTTGCAGCCAACCTTCTTGTCGTACAAGTCCCATGCTCGCTCAAAGGTATATTCGTCTTTGACTTCCTTGGGAGGAGCAGTGACCTTATAACCTTTGGATTCCAAGATAGAGATTATTTTTTCAGTTAACTCTTCTTCTTGATTTTCTTTGAACTCTTCAAGAAACTTATCTATTAAGTTTTCACCAAGAGAAAATGGTGGCATTAATTGCGTTTGAAATTGTTTCATAGTTCACCATTAAGATAATTGTCGATTGCTTTCATAAATTCATCTATAGAGCGGACGATGATGTACTTGCCACCATGCCGTTCCACTTCAAACTGGAATACCTTCTGTTCTGGTTCCTGCCTACCTTTCGGAGTCTTGTTTTCGATGCAGAGGAAACCATACTGAGAGGTGCTTTTCAGGAGGATCATATCTGATACTCCTGCCTTCATACCTTCTTCTTTCAACCATGCGGCTTGTCGGGAGGTTCGCTTGCCGCCATTGGGAACGCAAAAGAAGACCCCTTCGAGGTCAGGATGTACCCCACGGATATACCTGACCTCTGCGGCTTGCAAGTTGTGCTCATCGTAGGATGAACGCTTGCGTATCTTCTTGTCTTCCTGCTCTAGCTTTGCCTTGATTTCATCGTAGCTTGCCATTACCAGTCGGTTGAGAAAAGGTCGTTTAGAGAATCTTCACCCATCAGGCGGATGGCTTCGTTTGCTGCTTCTTCTGATTTGAAGTAAACAGAACAATTTTCAGTAATATCTACCCATAATGGTAAATAATAATCACCTTCTTTGCAGATGCTCCAATTTCTTTTTCCTAACCCAAAGGTAGGCTTCCATCCATTGTTGAGATACTTGGCGATATTCTGCAACTTATTGAAAGCAGCCAAACGTTTTACCTGAGCCTCGCTGGTGCTGTTATTTATGTCGTTAAAGTTAACTCCATCTGGATAAAAATAGTTAATTTTTTTATTACCAAGCCAGTAAGTTTTCTTTTCCAAGAAAAGTTCCTTGCAAATATCTTCGTAAGTGATAGGCTTCTCCTGAGTCTCCTCATCAGGAGCAGGCTCACCATCCTGCTTCTTACGCACCATCAGCTTGCCTTCCTTATCGAAGAAGAACTCTAGGTTCTCAGGGATAGGGAACTCTACAGCCGTACCATTATTCGGGATATACAACTTAGATAAGGAAGCATTACCTTCGTTGATGTTCTGAATATCCTTATCTGTGATACCCTCTGTATGGATGGAATGGGTGTTTTCGTCATTCTCCTTCATCTTATTGGCAATCATTTCTGCACCCTTGCCGAGGATTGCTCCGAAAAGCATCTGGGCGAATGGTGATAACTCTGGCTGGTTGTTGCGCTGACGGTTACGTCTGCCATTGCGCTTGTCGTTTCTACGTGTCATATTATGTATAATTTTTTAGAATGTTATTAAACTCGTCTTCTGATACACCATCGGCAACCATGATGGTAAGGATGGTGTCCAAGACCTTGGAATAAACTTCGTTGAAGGCTGGCTCATCCATCTTGGCGAATGAGATAGACTTGGCTCGCTCCAAGAACTTCTGTCCGTTCAGGTCGTAGAGTGGTTCGCTGAATCCCGATGTTATCAGGAGCTGTTCACGGAATGTCTCTACCGAACGGAGATTGATGCGCTGCTGCTCGGTGAGACAATCCCAAGCAGCTCGGATCAAGGAGAAGAACTTGCGATGGAACTTCACGTTGCGTGGGCGGACGATGTTCGCCTTGACAACAGAGCCAACCTTAATCTTTCTCAACTGCTCATAGTCCTCGTCTGCATAAGCTTGAAGACCAAGAGAAGTACGCACAAGATGGATTTCCATAACCTTTGTTTTTGAATATCAACTAATTGTTGGCTGGGAAGGGAAGCCCCTGCTGCTGACCACCTGCATATCGACCGTCCTGCTGAATAGGTTGACCGCTTGCGTTAACCTGAGGGGGAAAGTTCTGCATCTGCTGCTGGATAGGAGCTGGCTGCGGAGGATTCTGCTGGAATCCCTGCTGAGCACCCTGCTGGTAGTTCTGACCTACCTGACTAGCGTACACCTGACCCTGCTGCTGCATCTGTTGAGGCTGGGCGGTTGGTCGCTGCACCTTCCAGCAATCCAACTGATTGAACCATCGTCCGTCCTTAGACTGATGTGCCTTCAATCCGATGTGAGCGGTGATGATTTCACCAACTTGGATATTGAACTGCTGCAGCTTGTCGGAGCCATAGACCTGAATCACGGCTCTTGCTGGGTACTGCTGGTTCAACTCCTCGATAACATATTCACACGAACTCCATTGAGTTCCGTTTTGGCTGGTTCCAGTTTGAACCTGCCCTGCTGCAATAATCTTGCCTGTAAATGTTACGTTCATATCTATACTTAATTAAGCTTGATTCTGATGGATGGCTTCGTAGTAGTATCTTTCAGATAGTACTCATAGTGTTCCGGCTCGGTGTCCTTGAAGAGTTTCGTGTCGAAGGTCTTCTTGGTGGATGCTGCCACATAGGAGTAGGAGCCATATTGAGTCTTGATGGATTTCTGCTTGTTGGCTTCCATCATCTTCATCAACGTCTCCTTCAAGGCATCCTGCTCTATCTTCAAGGCATCAATCCTAGCGGTGACGAGTCGGTACTGCTGCTCGGTGCTGGAAAAAGCTTCCGGCACTTCCACCTCATACTTGTAGTCAGGATCATCCTCCAAGTATGCCTTGATAAGAGCATCAATCTTCTCTTCCGATACCCTAGGCAGCGGCTGGAATCGGCTCTGTCCGTTCTTGAACCACATACATACCAGTTCCTTCACCTTCAAGTCGGGATTCTGCTCCTCGAACCATCGTGCATAGATTGATAACTGGAGAGAAACGTTGTCGTAGTGCAGGGTGGAGGTGGTCTTGTAATCTACCAGATAGATGTTGCCATCGCTATCAGCGAAGACTCCATCAATGGCAGAAGCGAAGTTCTCAGAATCGGTAACGAGATACTCGGAATCAACGTGATGGAGACCGTAGGAGACCAGCATACTATTGAATGCCCGAATCTCTTCTGTCGGGTTCGGGTACATCTTGATGTCGGAATCGAAGACGGTACAGAACAGCTCGAAGGAGTTGTGAATCATACCTCCTCGTTCTGCAGCCTTCATCAGTACAGACTCAGGAATATCCTTGTAGGTGTCGGGGAATGCCTTTCTTACCAGCGTTCCAGTGATACCTTTCAGTTGCTTCTTGCCAAGAAAGTATTGGTGAGTCTCCTCTATGAAGGTGATCTTCGGCTTATTCAGCTTGATGTTCTGTGTCATAGTCCTAACTCCTTTCTCTTAGCGGATAAGGCTTGCATAAACTGAGGGTTGCTGTTGAGCGGCATGTAAGTGCCCATCACCCATTTGATGTTGTCTCTGTTCAAACATCGCTTCACCATTTCCAAGGCTTCGGCTAGGTTGTCGGGATGATACTGAGGTTGCGATGGCTTGGCGGTTGCCTGAGATTGCTGCTGAGTCTGTGCAGTCTGCTGTGCTGCCTGACTATCAACCAAGTCGTATTTGCTATCGTGATCTATAAGATACTTACCTTTCTCAAAGTACACGTCAGCCGCAACTCCTAGTGCTTTCATTGCAACAGACAGAGCATCTGTGAGTGCCATCTTGTAACATTCATCTGATACGTAAGCACCATTGCGCTCCATTGTAACTTCAGAAGAGCCTCCTGTTCCCTGAATGGCATCTGACCATTCTCCATTGACCTTAATGAAAAGGTCGATGTTGCAATATGCCTTGACCTCACTACCAAACGTTTCCGTCCACTGCTTGGTTATTACATACTTCCATCCGATACCGCATATGCCGAAATTCTCGGTCATAGTTTTGATGCGCCACATCGGATTGATGTCGCTCTTTCCCTTTAGTCTTCCAGACTGAATTATTCTGAGTGCTTCGGGAGGAACAACCTTTAGTCTGTTGTAATACTCTAAATTGCTCATGTCCTTATTATATTAATAGTTATTGATACTTCCATTCATAGCCCTTACATCTGTAAGTGCCATCCGATTTCTTATTCGGGTTGTCACATATCTGCTCAAACAAGCAGTCGTGGCAGCTTTTCGGTTTGAATAACATATCTTGTTGCTTTAAAAAGTTCTACAATAAAAATCCCCTCGATTCTCACGAACAGAGGAGATAGGTTGAAATATACAACGTATTAAACGTATTATTTATATGCAGTCGCTACTGCTATAGTCGTAAATGATACATAATTTGTATTATATGGTTTGAAAATGTGTCTGTCAAAAAGGAGGGGTGGGAGTAATAATGCACCCCTCCGAGGAGCGACATCAGAATATAATTGCCGGATGCTGATAATCGCTCCAAGTTCCCTTCTGCATTTGTGGAGGCTTAGGACTCCCAGCACTAGTAATCGCATAAATCTGTGTAAAAGGTATTATTATGGAAAATTAATTTGTCAGTTATGACAAAGTTGTGCTGGCTGCATTAGAACCATTGTAGTTGTGCGCTTCTACCTATTGATGCTACCTTATTATATATAAGGGTCACGGCATCAGGTCTGCATCTTCACAAGTGAACTCCAAGCGTTCCAAATTCCACCCAGTAGGTGTATGTATTAGCTTGCCACTTCCACGTCTAAGCATCATCTGTGGTTAATGATGCTCCTTTTGGGTACGTGTACCTCTCTAGGAAGGTTTATCCTATCCGATATGACTCCTCGGAATCGGGCGATATGGGGCATAGGGTAGGACTCGAACCTACGACCTCGAAGGTGATGAAGCCTTCTGCTCTACCATCTGAGCTACCTATGCCGATTCAAACAAATACTAACTAAAAACAATCTTGAACCTACACAACAGTTGTGGAGCTGGGAATAGCAAATTCCAAAAAATCCTTGCGAATCAGACTTTTGTCCTTATTTTGAGATAAATAAAACGAAAATTTTAAACTAATTAATATCAAACAATTTTTTATGCCGGATTCAGCTCCATATATATCTACTCGTTCACTTCCTTGAAGTAAGAGTGGATTTCCTTAACTACTATAGCGAATGTGGCGATACTTGCCACCAACATAACATTTGCGAACATATCTTTCTGTTTTAATGGGTTATACAATAGGCTTCCACCTCTGAATCTATCTCCGACTGGGGCTTCACTCTGTTCTGCAGCATCCAATCCTCTAGGTCACTCTTCTTGAAATAAAGGGCTCGCTGGTTGGGCTTGTAGATAGGGATGGTATGCTCTGCCACCATCTTTCTGAGTGTTCTGATGGTTACTCCCAGTACTATGGATGCTTCATCAATGTTGAGCACATTCTTGGTTCCGATGAGAATATACTTCTCTATTCGGGCAAGTGTCTCTCCAAGACTACTCTTATTCGTCTCTTCAATATCACTTTTTATCGTTTCATCTTTCATATCACTCGAAGTTAATGGTTTGTTGACTGGCACCAGCCTTCTTGGAAGGCTCTCTTCCACCAGTGCCCTTATCTCTGGGAGTGTTCTCCTGCTCTATCAAGGGGAGAATGCCCTTTCCTTTGAGTGCTTCATAAAGGAAGAGTCTTCCCTTCGTTGTCCACTCCGTATTGTACTTCACATCGTGCCTACCATCCCTGCGGATGATGTCCACCGCTCTGCTATGAACATAGCCACCTTTCAGAAACTGAGCGTACAATATCCACTGACCTCTCTCCTTATGCTGGATTCTCAAAGATTCCAACTCCTTGTTCATGGCGATAGCACTCATACCGTAGTCTTGCGCTATCTGGGTGATGGTCATTGTGGCGTTGCTCTGCAGGATTCTGTCGTAGTAGCTCACCTTCGGCAGCATTTCAGTAATCTTGTTGCCCAGCTCCACGTTTGCCTTGCTGATATTGATGATCGTCTCATCCTTCTGCTTGTTCTCCAGAGCAAGCTGCTGCTTCTCTTCCTCTGCCTTGACCAGAGATTTCAAAGCTTCGAGATAGTTCTGGGGAACGGATGGCTTCTGATGTTGCTCCTCCAGTTCCTTCCACCGCTTGATCAACTTGGCTCTCGCTTCATCATTGAACTTGGTAGCGATGTAGAGGCATTCTTCCTTGTTGAGAGAGTAGTAAGGTCTCATCTTGTGACCTCCGTTATTTGTCTCAACCTCTTTTTGCATCAGGGAAAATTTTCCCTCTTGCACTCTTTCCCAAGCTGGCTCCATCTTTCGGATGGCTTTCATCACATCATTGTGAGGTTTGCCAGTAATCTCTGCAATCTGTAGTGATGTCATTCTCTCATCATCTACAATCATTGTTGAAAGTTCATTCATAGGAATCCTCCTTCTTTAAATTAGTTCAACACTGGCTTCTCGCTTTCGACACCTCCGAAGTTGTCTAGAGCATCCTGCCGGATTGCATCAGCTCGTCTATTCATTGTCTTATATGCTAACGCATTATACAAAGTTGTTTGCGAGCACTGATACTTCTTTTTAAGTTCTTCCCGATTTTTTATAGAAACCGAGATGATTTTTTGCATTTTTACTTGCATATTTCATTTCTTTTGTTTATTTTTGCCACCGAAAACAAATAAAGAACGTTTTGAAATCGTTTCTGCATTGTTTTCGAGTGCAAAGATAAGCAAATCCGCATAAACTACCAAATAATTTTTGGAAAAAGTTATCCCGATTTGCATAGTTTAAGTATGGTTTAAAAATGTGAAATTATGGAAACAACTGTGTATCAAAGAATTAAGCAATATCTTGATGATAATCAGATTTCATTAAATTGCTTGGCTAAGACTCTGAATATGAATCAATCCACTGTTCTGAGACAAGTTAAGGGTGAGCAAACCTTGTCTTCTACCTTGGTAGAGAACTTCCTGAATGCTTATCCAGATGTTTCTGCTGAGTGGCTGATGCGTGGAAAAGAAACAAGTGTGTTATGTAAAACCGCCGAATCTGTATCGGAAAAGACTAAGTTGGATTATGCAGCAGAGACTCCACATTATAATGATGCCGTATCTGATTCTGTTTGGCAAGCTAAATATGAGGAGTTGGAGAAACGCTACGACCAGCTACTATCTATTTTAGGTGGTGGCATGAGACAAGCAAATGTAGGATAATTAAAATGTGGTAGGTATGATAAAGTTTATCGTATTGGAATTATTTATTCTTTTGGCAACTTTAATTATAGGATATATATTATATGGTGTTATTTTTATTGTTATAGATAGAATATTTGCTTTAAAGAAGAAAAGTTTAAATGATTATTTAGAAAAGAATCAGTGTAAGGTGACATTTATCGCTTCGTTTTTACTTTTTGGATTTCCGTTTGGAATATTCTCGACAATATTTGTGCAGAAGAACAATAATGGAAATACAGAAAAGGAACTTCTAATGAAAGATTCTATTAAGTCATTAAGGCTTGCAGTTGATTCTTTAAAATCAGAGAACTACAATCTCTATTTGAAAGCAAAAAATACTGAATATAAAAATGTTTTGGATAATAAAACCTACAAAGCTGCTTTTGGGGAGGAAAAGAGTTCTGAAATCCCTAGTGACGATTATGATTTAGATGTATATATATGTACAGGAGAAACTTCTACCAAATATCATAGCAACCCTGATTGCCGTGGTCTCTCTCGCTGCTCAGGAGAAATAGAAGAGGTAAGCGAGGAGGAAGCAGAGGATATGGGCAGAACTCCTTGCAAGATATGTTATTAATTTAGAAATAAAGAATATGCCAAAAGAAGTAGTTTATGTGTTTGTAGCATTCATAGCGATAGCTGCAATTTATTTTATGTATAGCTCGTTGAGGGTTAACAGGAAAGAAGGTGAAACTTCAAGTGTTAAGGATGATAGCAAGAAGGTTGCCAAGATGGTGTTTAGATATGTTGCTATTGCGATTAGCTTTGTTGTTTGTATGGTAGCGTTGATTGCTATTGAGTCTCAGTTTTTTGAGCCTAATAAAGGTATTGTCTTTGGTGACTTTTTTGTATCAGCTATGATCGCTGCCTTTGTTGGTGGCTTTTTGAAAAAGAAGCTTGGTTTGTGATGTCTTATATGATGCAGGAGATATGTGGTCGTAATGATACCACATATCTCCTGATTATGTTTGGAAGGGGAGTGTTGCTATGGTGGAGTATTGTGTTCTTTCTTTTCCTTACTCTTTTCCTTACTCCTTATCGAAGAATTTATCAATGAGTCCTACAGCTTCATCCTTCTTCTTGTCTATGATCTTGGCATATATCTCTGTTGTGGATATGCGGGAGTGCCCGAGCAGCTTGCTGGTGGTGTAGATGTCTGCCCCCAGCGTAAGCATCATCGTGGCGAAGGTATGTCGGGCGGTATGGAATGAGACGTTCTTGGTGATTCCACAAGATTCTGCCCACTTCTTGATTTGCGCATTCAGGTTCGGGGCACATACCAGCTTGTCGAATATCAGTTCTCCAGTTTGCTCCGGCAACCAACTGACAGCTTCTCTTGATAGTGAATAGGTGATGATTCGCTGAGTCTTCTGCATCCTCTTGATCATTCTGTATCTGGAGTTTCCATCCTCATCGGTGTACTCTTCAATATCCTCCCATTTAAGCTGGCGGATGTCCGAGATACGGAGACCAGTAAAGCAGGAGAACATGAAGGCTTGCTTGGTTGATTTGTCCTTCGGCTCTGATGCTGCCATTTTTTTCAACTCAGATAAATCAAGATATACCCTTTCGCTTTCGGGAGCCTTGATCTTGGTTCCAGCATCAATGAGGTCGATTGGATTTCTTGGGATAATCTCGTCACGTACAGCTTTCTTTAGCATAGTGTTGAACATGGCAAAGTACACCTTCTGAGTCATACCGCTTAAAGGCTGCTCGGTGAATTTTCCTTTGGCGGTTTTGAGGTAGGAGATAAACCCTTCGCAAAACTTCTTGTCTATAGCAGCCATCGTCACTTTATCTCCGGCATACTCACAGATATGTCTCTCCACATTGCTGATGGTCTTGATGTACTCGTCACCTCTAGTGGTCTTGGCTTTGTAGTCGCGAAAAGTCTTGATCCATTGAGAGAAGAGCATCTTCTTCGGCTCTTTCTTCACGATGATGCCGCTTCTGTTCTGGGTCAGTTCCACAATCTTCTTGGCTTGCATAGCTTCAATGATTCTTCTCGTTTCCTTATTGGCGGCTATGGCTGCAGTCTTACCCCTGCCATTTTCAGGCAAGAGATAAAGCTTCGGGTACTCGTATTGTCTCTTGCCGTTGATGGTGTAGGCAAGATATAGGCTTGTCTTACCGCTGGGCATCTTTCTTTCCCTGATTTGCACGATTTCCTTTTTCATAAGCTCAATGTTTATTGTTGACGGTGCAAAGATAAGAAGAAAAAACGAAAGCACCAAATTATTTAGCACCAAATTTGCACCAAAGTTTATGTAAACAGATGTATATTGTGTGTATAGTATGTGTGTATTATATGTTGTTTTGAGTAAATGTAACGAATTGATAATCAGGTGTTAAACTATACATTTACTACACATATAGTTACATATAAAAGAGCAACATAATGTTTTTGTATTAAATGCTAAAGCCCATCCGGGAGGATGGGCTTTGCTCTTGTTAGTATGCGCTTACGTGAAAAAGTTTTTTTTGAAGAAAAAGTCTCATAGTCTCATTCTCTGTTGTAAATATCGACTAAAAGGATTGCTTCATCTACTGCGCATCGAAAACAGTACACTGTCAACTATAAATTGTAAACAGTAAACTCTTATCAGTGTTACCCAAAAATAGTCCCAGCATTTGGGCACTCATTGCCCGTACTATGGGCACTTGTTGCCCGGCGCTTGTTCTGTGGATGCCCGCTTGGTGGGCTGTGGGTGCCCATGCGACGGGCATGGTGGGACCCACTAGTGGGCTGACTGGCACTTTTATAGTTTATTCTTTTAACAAGTCGTCAAGGAATTCATCGAGGTCGTGATCCAGGTTTTCCATCAGGTCACCACCCAGAATGATGGTATCATCGTCGGCAAGATAGAGTTCGCCGAGGTTTTCCTTGTCGTCATCTTCCAGCACGAAGCTATATGGCTTAAGGATTCCGAGATTATCAACGATCTCAGAATTCTTGCGCAAGGTGTCTCGCAAAATCTTTGCCACCTCATCATAGAAGTTCTCATCCTTGTTGTCTATCCATTGCTCAACTACGCAGCGAGTAATCTCTGTGTCGTCATCGTCAAAGGCAAGGAGTTCACCACTGTCTTGGGAAACTCTTACATGGATGTCGGTCAGCACGGCGTTTTCTTCATTTGAAGGTTGTGCTGGAAACTTTTGAGCTATCTTTTTGATAAAGCGCTCAACTTGCTGAATTGTCATCTGCTCTGTTATTTCCATAATCTTAGTGTTTTCGTGCCTCGACACGCTAGGTGTTGTTGGCTTTCTTGTTTTTTGCAAAGGTACACAAAAAAATGATATAAACAAAGAAGATGCCGAGAAAATTATAAAAAACCTATTTTTATCCGTTTATTTCTGTGTTTTTCTCAATTTTTATGGTCTAAAATGTAAAATAGAAAACGTTTACGTTTCTTTTGATTAAATAATCTGGTGATTTTGTTTGTCATTTATAAATAATATATTATCTTTGCAAACAAATTAGAATTGCTAACTCTACTTTGCAATAGGCCACCTTAAAATAGGTGCTCTTGTGTAGAAGAGGAAAGGCTAACCTTATGAACAAGATTTGGAA